GTCTCTGTACGCTGCTGATTGGCCAGCTTGACTGCCTTGTCCACCGCGCCCGGCCCACCGTTGTAAGCGGCCAGCGCCTTGGAGACATCGCCCTTGTACTCACGGATCATGGCCGCCAGGTAATCAGTACCCACGCGCGACCGTTCAGCCAGGCTGTCGTCTCTGGCTGGCACGACACCAAAACCCGGATCACGGTTTGTCGCATCCATGACCTGGTCCCGTCCTTTGGCGCCCTTGGGAGAGGTCACTACCGAACCGTCTTTGTTGAAATCGCGGTTGCCTGATTCAATCTGGCGCTTGGCATCATTCAGCCGGTTGAAGTCTGCCCCTGCCAATGTGGCCAGCCGCACCGTGTCAGTCGGCGCCAGCGCAGGCATGACCGACCCCTTGATGACATCGTTTGCCACTGTCAAGCCCACCCGTGCATCCACCGCCTTGCTGACCGCCATCTTGGTCCGCAGCAGGTCCTCCACATTCATAGCGCCTGCATTGGCCTTGAGGTATTCATCCGCCTTCATGGGAAGGTCTTGATCCAGCAGCAGATTGATGGTGGTCACGCTGGCCTTGCTCGACACTGCCCGCACCGCCCCCGCAATTTCTTCCTCTGACTTACCCAGGCTTCGCATGTAACCCGTAGTTCGGGTCTGCGCAATCGCCACCTCAGCTGCAGACGCTGCCGTGTCGCCCGTACTGGCCACCAGCGCCGCCCGGTTGAGTGAGGACGTCACATCGGCCTGATACTGACCCTCGTCGTAGGTGCGACGCTCCTGCAGCGCATGACGATCCGCAAAGGATCCGATCTGGTTGCGCCGTGAATTCGCCACTTCCGCAAAAGCCATCCGCTGCCGGGGATTCACCAGGTCTTTGCCAATCTCTTGCGCTGACTTGTCAAACGCACTGGGCAGGGTTTGCGGCAGGCCAAAGGCATCCGCGCCGCGCTTGGTAATCGCCCCTTGCTGCGGGTCGTACACGTTGACCCGCTCCCAGTCGTCTAACTTGCGCCGAGCCGCGAATACCGCGCTGGCGTCGGCTTCGCGCTCCGCTTCGTCCGCCTTCTTCTTGGCCTCATGTTGAGCCAGAGTCTGTTCATGCAGCGCCTGCGTCATCATGCGGTCGCCGATGTTCTGCACCGTACCGCCCACCCGCTGACCCGCCTCGAACATGCCGCCGCTGACGTCCTGCGCTGCCGGCGTCTGGCCGACTTGCGGAATGAACCGGCCCGCGTTGCCTACGTTGATGCTGCCCATTTAGTAATCTCCCGCCCGTGTCGGCACCTTCGACCATGCCCGTGAAGCCGAGCCAATCCCGCTCAAGGCAGACGCCCCGGCATTGATGTAGCCCGCCGTCTTGGCGTTTTGCCCCCGGAGCGCCGCGACATTGCCGCCCGCCCTGATCTGGTCTGCGCGCGTGTCGCCTTGGTAGATGGACAGCAGCGCATCCGTCTCTGAATTGGCGTTGATGTCCTTGTCAATCAGTTCAGCAGTACCTGCCCCGAGCGCCACACCCGACCCAGCCAGCGCCGCGCGCGCGTCAGCCCGTTGCTTGTCGCCGGCTTTACGAATCTGGCGGGCTTGCAGTTGGGCCTCACTCGCTTGAACAGACGCATCCGCTTCTGCCTGGCGCTTTTGGTAGTCGCCCATGGCATCGGCTTGGTTGCCCTGTTGGATGGCGCTAAAGGCGCTGACGCCCGAACCGACGACAGCTGCAGCAGCCAAGATTTCAAGACCTGTACACATGATTAAAGCTCCATGACAAAAAACAGCCCGGCGTCTTTGGCGCCCTGGCTTCGGTATAAACGGGCGGTTGCTTCGACATGAACCCCGGTGGTGATGCCCATGCGTAATTCTTTGGCGCCTTGCAGCTTGCACCAGGCTTTCAAGGCCTTGATTAAGCGAATCGCCATGATTCCGTTGCGCGTATCTGGCCGCATGAACAGCGCATGCTCATAGCCGACTTTTTCCTCTGAGAACCAATACTCGGTGACGCCCCCGGCAATCCCGCCAACAATCTCGCCGCCCTGACGGACCACAAAGACCACCCCGTCTTGCGTCATCAAGCGCCGTAGCAGGGCAGACACCTTGTAGCGGTCATAGGGAATGCTCCTGTAGTCCGACTCGGCGTGCATCAGCGCACCCAGTTCGACCATGCGGTCCACATCCTCAATCTTGCCGACTTCAATCATTGGTAGATACCTTTCGAATCAGGTTGAGCAGGTGAAAAGGCAGGGGATAGGGCTGGGTGATGACCTGCTTTGTCTTGTATATCTGGTCCGAGAACGTCGCCACGCGGATATCGCCAGCAAAATCAGGTGGCGGCTGGTCCAGCAGGCCCGCACCGAACCGGCGCGGGTCAATCTCCTGGCCGTTCAAAACCACCGCTTTCGTGTCCAGCACGCGCAGGATGACTTCATTGACGCTGACCGGGTTGCCCTGAATCGTGGAGCCGTTGCCGCTGATTTCAACCTGTAGGGCTTCGACCAATGCCGTGTACCCCAGGCCGATCTGTGTATTCACCGCGACACGGGGCAGAGTGACCTGGCCGAACTCCACCACGAACTCGCCCATGTAGGCGCCATCGGCCAAGACTTGGACCGTCATGCCTTCGAGGTGATCCAGTCCGGACCAGGTGTCACGTCCTGCAGCGTCATAGCCCACGACACACGAATCCAACGCCACGTCCACATCAAAGACCTCGATGTAGCGCCGTGGCACGCCCCCGACCGTGCGATTGACCACCACATAGGCGTCTTCTGCCGTCCGCGTAGGCACATTGGCGACCGACTCAAACGCGCCTTGCGTCAGCCAGCGACCCCAGCCGATCACGTCTTGTTCGACGTCATAGGCGCAAACCGCCATTTGTCCGTCCGCGCGGATACACAGCAGGCGCGGGTCCGGTGTTTTCTGGTAAGCCATTTCCACAATGCCGCTGGCTGTGATGTGCTCTGAAAAGATGGTGCGGTCTGGTGCGTTGAAGCCGTCATTCTCGTAGCGGTAGCCAATGCCATGCACCTTCTTTCCCGCAGCTTGCACAAACAACGTCTCGTTGCCGACCTTGACCGGGCGCACGTCATTGGCCCCCGCAGACGATTCATCGGTCTTTTGGATGTTCGTCGGTCCCAAAGGTTTTTGGTCATTGCCGCCGTTGATGCTCATTTCATCCAGGTCTGTCAACGCCAGCAGCCGGCGTGATGGCGTCAGGTGCTGAATGGGACTGTTCCGCGCGCCATCGAGTTCAAAGGCAAATGCAGCATCGTCATCGACCCCTGCCGCGAAATTGAGCGTGTCACCGACAAAGCTGCCCCAGAGGTGCTGGGGATAGGCGAATGTCGATGCGTAGAGCAACCGCTGGCCACCCAGGGCCACGGCACGCGGATAGCCCGCCACCGCATCCCATGCCGGCGAGGCCAGCACCCAGCCATTGGCCGGAACGGCGACCGTTGACGATGCTTCTGTCACCACCAGGGCCGAGGCAGCTGCGCCTGCAATGCTGGTGATTTTGTAGCTCCCGCCATTGACCTCGACGGTTTTGCCAATGTCCTGCGCACGCCAGTCGGCAATAGACATACCCCATCCGTTGATGCCATAGGTCAGGCTCAAAAACACATCGGTGACGTTCAGGCTCACTTCTGACGCCGTGGTGAAGGCCGTGATAACCCCGACGCCCGCATCGGCATAAATGACCCGGCCCACGTCAGCCGGCACAAACGCAGGTATCGCACTGGTGGCCGTGGACGCGCCTACCGCCTTGGATGAAAGGGTCAGCGAGGTGGCGCGCGGCTCACCAATGTACAGCTGCGCTGTGGCGCCTTCCGGTCCTTTGATGTCGGCGCGCAAAAACCCTTGCGGACTGCCTGCCAATGACCACACCCCATCAGGGATAGACGTGGACACAAAAGGGGTCTGAATGTCCAGATTGACCACCGTGTTAGAAATGTAATCCGTGACCAGGCCGCGCCCGCCGCCACTGACCAGCACCCGGCCCACATCGGTGATGCGAAATGCAGAGGCAGACGCCGTGGCCGTTCGCGCTCCGGGCAATCCTGACGACAGCGTGACGGTGGCCGGTGGAAAGGTGCCCCGTTCGGCGGTAGGCATGTTGCTGAACGGCATGTTCATCATCACCCACTGCGCGTCCGAGAATCTTTGCAGCCGCTGGGGATAGGCCGACTCATGCGCAAAAAATGCAGTGTCTGACTTTTGGGCGTAGCGAATCTCGCGCCGCATGCCTTCTGCAAACGGCGTGCTGACCTCATAAGGCAAACCGCTCGAGAGGATGGCCTGGCGGTCCCGGATGAAGCGCATGTACCCGCCGCCCACCTCGATCACATAGGACTGGTCACGGGAAAATACGAAGTCAATCAGGCGCGCGGAATTGCTGGACTTGGTTTCAGCGATGAACCGGGTTCCTGGCCGACGCCGTGCGCCACCTTGGATCGTCAGGGCGATGTTTTCCTGTCGGCGGCTGCCGTTGGCATACTTGGCGACATCCATGCGGCCCAGGGCAATGCGTGGAGACAACTCGCCAGAGCTGAAGTTCGATTGAATGATCGTCGTCTTGGCCATCAGTAGCGCCCCGTCAGCAGCGTGAAGTCGTCGCTCAATGACTGGCTAGGGTCTTCCTGCGAATCAATAGAGCGTGCCATCTTTGCCAAAGCCGCGTATTCGGACTTGAGTTCATCGCGCAGGCTGGCCGATTGAGTCAGTGGATAAGCGAGCTTCCACAGCATGCGCGCGATCATGAGTTCTTGCAGCTTGGCGTCCCACGTCGATTCGTCCTCGTTGCGGTACACGTACTCAATGGACAGGGCAGAACCCGGCGCCATGATGTTGCGGCCCATGACGCGCCATGAGGAAGTCTCGGACGCCATATCGACCCGCACGTCCCCCACCGACACGAGCCGGAGGAAGTCGCCGGGCAGGCCGAACTGCGAGCGGTAGCCAAAGACGGGCGACTGAGCCAAAGGCGCCAGCACTACCCGTTTAACCGCGCAGTTCCAGATATGTTCCCGAAGGATCGAGTCCCGCTCGAAGGGGTAGATGTTCGCGCAGATGCGGGCCAAGTCCCCCGGTTCTTCAAACGAACTGATGGGCGACTTGCCCAATTGCAGCAACGCCGCCGAACAGATATTGATTGCGCTGCTCATTGTTCCCCCTGTCAAACGAAAAAAAGGGGCAGGCTGTGACACCTACCCCATGCTGGGCTGGGTCGCCCCAGGTTACGGCGCGATGTACGGAACTTCCACGCGGAACTGCTGATTGGCCAAGCCGGCCGCACCGGCGAAGGTCAGGTAAATCTCGCAGTCTTGCGGCAGGTAGTATTCCTGGCCGTTGATGCACTTCGTCCCTGTGTTGACCTGAACCGTTGCAGCTGCGTTGATAGCAGCCGCGTTGACGATGGCGGTCGCGTCGATAGCAACTTTCGTCACCGCGTCACGGATGCCGACCGACAAGGTAGAGGCGGCTGTGCCTGCACCGCACGAGACGGTGATGGGCAAAGCGATGCGCGAACCCTGCTTGAGAACGAGCTTTGTGCCTGCGGTGTCATTGGCTGCGGGCGCCACATAAGCGGCAGCGCTCTGAATGACCGCGCAACGCAGGCGGTTCTGAATGGCTGCGGGCGACTTGCGGCCTGCGGTCTGGTCCACTTGCGAGCGAACGACCAAAAGGTTTTCTGCCATGATGAATTCTCCTGAAAATGCAATTGAAACGAAGAAGGCCCGGACTGTGCCGGGCGTTCAAATGGGTTACTGGAAGTCGATTCTCACGACTTTCTTTTCGTCCTGACGACCGGCGCCGTAGCTGGCTTCCATGGAAACCTGCCATGCGTTTTGCTTGTCGGGGCGCTGCTTGATGTCGCCCTGCTCGTAGCCGTCGCCGAAATGGATGGCGTCTTTCGTGTAAGCAACGGTCGAGTACACGCCGCCAGAGACTTTCAGGCGCTCGTAGGGAATCCAGGTGAAGCCCATCCAGTTCGCCATCTTGCCGGTTTGCAGCATCTGGCCGGCGAGAAAGTCCGCGCTGGTCAGGGTCGTGTCCGACAGAATCTGCGTCAAGGCGACGGAGTTGTACAGCATGTACAGTTCCTCGCCTTCCTCGAACGAGTCAACCTCGTTGGCGCGCATGATGGTCTTGGCTTGGATGACCTTAGCTTTGGTTAGGCCCGTGCCGCCGCCTGCAATGATCTGGCCGGCTGGCAAGTCATAGGTGGTCGAGCCGTCATTGGACAGCATGGGGTTCAAAGCCGCGTTGTAGATGATGTCATCGACCTTGCGGTTTTTGGCATTCATCAGCGTGGTCATGTACTGGCCGCCCGTCACGGGATTGACGATCATCTTGGGGATGTCGGCACGGTCCAGCGGCAGGGCGCGGAAAAAGTCGCGCATGGGCACGGTGCGGGCGCCAAACAGGGTGTCGCCCCACTCGGTATCACCCAGACGGATGACCTTTTCATCCAGTTCGGTCGTGCCGATGTTGGTAATGGTGAAGGCCGAGCCGGTGATGTGGCCGCGATCCATGACGGTGCCACGCAGGCGGGACTGGCGTTGTTGTGCGGCAAGGCGCAGGGATGTGTCGAACTGGGTGACAAATGCCCGGTCGATGGTTTCTGATGGCATGGTGAAAACTCCTGAAAGGGTTGAACTTGGTTTCTCGCCTGTCAGGTGTTCCCTTGCGGGGCCTGCTGTTTACGCTGGCTATGCGGGCATTTCATGGTGATCCAGGTGCCAACCTGGGCCGATGCACGCAGTATGGAAGGCCGCCCCGTCAAAATCCCGGACAGATGCAGCCTTTGTCCCGTCAAATCGTGGGCGCTACTTTGTAGTTGTACAAGCGCAGATCACCCGCCCCCACTTCCTGTTCTACGCCGATCTCACAGCTCACCACGTACTCATTGCCAAGCGCCCAAGGCTGGCCGGCAGAGTCCACGCGGGTTGAGATGTAGTTGATGAGCGCGCCGATGTTGATAACGGTCCCCTGCGGTACAGGCATCACGTCCGGAACAAAAGCGATCATCTTCCAGCCGTACTTACCAAACGTGCCATCCAACCCGCTAAAGTTGTAATCGAGCCGCTTGGCGCTGTTTTGCGTGCAGTACACATGCCATAACTTTCCGTCAATCACCGCGTCATGGCTATACCAGCCAGGATTGCGTCCAACCGGATGAGAGCCGTAGCCGCCCCAGTTGACCAGCGGAATCATGATTTCATGCGTAATAGGAGACTGGCTAAATCCTCGGTACTGACCCGGCAGCGACTGCAGCCACAAGTCGTAAGACAGGTGCCCTTTGCCAGTAGGGAGGCCACCGATAAAGTCAAAATCGCAAGTGGCCTTCAGACTGGTGAGCGGCAACTGGAGTGGAAAGAACGTGCCTGGCGTCGCGCCAGACGGTATGGTTTGCGCCGTGCTGCCATCCGGCAGGCGAACCGGCAACTCCCATCCGGGAACATTGCCTGTGGCCGTGTAGTAGCCCGGCTTTCTTCCGCTCAGAATGGCAGGGTAGCCTTTGACCTCCTGTGCGCCAGGCGGGTTCGGCCAGCGCCATTTGATGCGCGCCGCCACCTGACCCTTTGGCCCCACGTCGAAACTTCGCCCCACATACTGCTCGAACTGTGTTTCGGCAAGGCCTTCGACAATGCTGCCCTTGCCCCAGCGGTTGTCCTGTACCCAGTAAGCATCCGAAGGGTTGCCCATTTGCAGGAAAAACCTGTCTGTATTGGACTCCAGCGCAATCGTCGGTGCGCCTGCAGGCGGAGTCACTATAACCTCCGGCACGGCGTAGGCAATGCCGGCCTTGGCGGCGCAGAATGCCCCGATGGCATCCCGTGTCGCTTGATTAGGTATGGAATTCTTGGTGTACACCACCTGGAATACTTCCAGGTTCGCCGCATCAGTCCCAGCCGCATTGAGCGCGCCGAGCGTGAACCCGGCCGTGCCGGCTGCAATGTTCGCGCAAGCAATGCTAACCACCGCCCCGCCATCGCGCCTCACATACAACTGACCTCCCGTCAACCATGCCTCAATCGTGACCGGAGTGGTCATGGCGACATTCACTGTGGCGCCCGAAGCAATGGCCCGCGATGTTCGACTGGCCCCCGTGCCCACGCTCATAATGAAGTCGTTGGACACCGCGCCGTTATGCTGCAGCCGAATCCCGGTGTTGTCTCCCGCCACGTCCGAGAACAATGTGCCGGTCAAGCCATAGACCCGCGCCGAATACGCCAGATAAAACCCTGTGGTCGCGCCACCGCCTGCTTCACTGACCATGCCGTTTTGCATGTAGCCGGAATGCTGCGCGCCGCCGTTGAAGCTGTGCGTGTACCCGCGCAATGCGTCGTTGGCCTGCACTGCATGGTTGCTGCCGCCCGAGCGGTCCAGCCAGCGGCCGAACATCGAGTCATACAGGCTGAGGGATTCGCCGTTACTGGCTGATGCGTGAAACCGGTTTGTCGGCTCTGCGTCGAACCATGCACCCACCACCCCTGCCGAGAAGGCAGCAGATGGCGCGTCAGATGTCGGCGTCACCACGGGCGGAGTGCTGGCGAGGACTTCCCGGTACACATTGACAATGTGCATGGTCGCCCCGTCATAGCGCATATCCAGGATGGTGCGGGCACCGACCGCACCGGACAGCGCGACTGACGAAGGCGCATAGCCCGCTGCCAAGGTCAAGGTTCGGTCTGCCACCGACCCCATGAGCAGGAACAGGGTGTAGCTGCCTGGCGTCATGTTGGTAGGCAGGGCCAAGGTAGCATTACCCGTCAGGGTGAGGAAGGCCGTGCTGCCCAATGCCGCATTCCAGCCAATCGGGTTCGTGCCGGAAAACACCAGCGTCTGCGGCTCAGGCGAGGAAACGCTACCCGACACGACGATATTGCCCGAGCCGATCAGGCTTTGGCCGCCCACGGTCTTGAGTGTGACGCCTGGCACCAACGCTGCTTGTTTTTCAGCCAGTGCCGCCGCCAGACCGGTGACGCTGGTCATGGGCTGAGAACCCGTGTGGTTCGCCCTATCCTTGAGGATCAAGTCTGTGCTGTTCGCTGTCGCGCCGACCGCAACGCCCGACAGCTTGGACAGCGCCGTATCGAGGCCGGTCACGCTGCTGCTTGGCTGGGTTCCTGTATGGCCCGCTCTGTCTTTCAATACCGCGTCGCTGCTGTTGGCGGTAGCACTGGGCGCCACACTTGCCAACTTCGCCAAGGCCACGGGCAAATCCACAACCGAACTGGCCGGCTGCGTGCCCGTGTGGTTTGAGCGGTTAATCAGGGCTGCATCGCTGCTGTTGACTGTCGCGCCGGGTGCTACGCTGTTGAGCTTGTTGCGTTCGTCCGTGGTCAACCCCACGCCCGTAGGCAGGGCCAGCACCTGATTGGCGGCAGTGAGCGCAGCTTGGGCAGAGGCGGCAGCGGTATCAACCTTTGCATCCAGACCCGACAGGCCGGTGGTGTACTTGCCCAACATCGCACGCTGTGCGACGGAGAACTCCAGAATGGCAGCTTCGAGCTTGTTGGCTAACTCTTTGTTGGTGGGCATGTACGGTTCTCGGGTCAGTCTTTGGGCGCAGTCTTCTCGAAGTGCGCACGCACTTGAGCCGAAATCGCTTTGTGGTTCGGGTTGCGGATGTCGCTGTAAGCCGGGTCTGCCATCAGTTCGGTAATGGTCTTGCCGCCACCGATGGCGCCATTGGCACTGGCCGGCGTGCTGTCTTCTGTCATTTCCTTGGCCAGCGAGGCCAGCATGCGAATTGCCACAGGGTTGTTACCGATGGCTGCATCCATTTCCGCGAACGACACGCCAGACTTCTCGGCCAGCTTCTGAGCGACCCCATAGGCACCGGCAATCTCCTGCTTGGTGTTGTCTTTCCAGACGTCAGTGAGGGCTGCGATGGTGTCGTCTGCCGTGACTTCCTTGCCGGCACTCACCAGTGCGGGGGCCATCTCGGCGTACTTGTTCATGACGGACTCGTATTGCGCTTGGCTCAAACCCATCTCATGCGCTTCGGCGCGAAAGGCTTTGGAGCCGGCGTCATCGAGCGCCAAACCCTTGAAGGTGTCGGTGTCGGGCAGCTTGTAGTCGTCCGCAGACTTCGGACGCACACCACCGGCACCCAGCCGCTTCTCCAGGCTGGCGCGGTGTTCTTCGACCTTGCGGAAGGTGGCGGTTACGTCCAGTTCGCCCTTGTCGTTCTTGACCTGGTACTTTTCAGGCACCTTGCTTGGAGCCCATTCGTCAGCCGCACCGGAAAGGGCAGACTTCGCAGGAGGCTCTGCAGGCTTGGCAGGTGGTGTCTCAAGCGCTTCTGGTGCTGCTTTGGCTTCAACTGCAGGCGTCTCGACCACGGGCACTTCAATGACGGCATCACCGCCACCGGCTGCGCCGGGTTCGTCGTTGAACAGGGGGATAAAACGTGGCTTCATTCAAAGTCCTTAATGTCAAAAGTAGATTGACGGTCTTCACCGCCGTTGGTGGCGAGGTCAATTTGCTGATCGATGAAGCGCAGCACCTTGTTGGCCCCGCCGTTCTCGAACGTCTGCAGAATGGCGTCTATCCCGCCACTGGTGACGGATGCCTGCGAGAAGCGATGCGCCAATTGGGCAAGAATGGCTTGCCCGCGTCGGTCATGCTCGAAAATCTGCCGGTAGTCTTCCGGCGTGGCGAGTTGCGTGGGATGCAAATCAAGCTCCTATGTTGTCAACGACCTTCGAGCCGGCTTGCATCATGAGTTGTTCTTTGGCCGCTTGCTCTTTGGCTTGTGCTTGTGCTTGTGCATCCTGCTGGCGCTTGGCAAGCAACTCGTCAGGCCCCCGAAGGAACTGCGCAGGCACGCCGTAATCCAGACCCATGTCGTAGTTCACTTCGTCCCACTTGACCGCATCGAGCGCGGACAGGTCTTGCCGGGCTTGTGCCTGGGCGAGAAGGCCAGCGGTGTACGCCGTCACGGCGTTGACCTGTTCCATTTTTTGCGAGCGTGCCAACGGGCTGATGTAGGTGACCGTGTAGTCAGCGTTCTGCAGGCTTTCAGGGACTGGCCCCAGTTGGGCTTCAAGCGCCCCCGCACGAAAGGCAATCGAGAAGCACCGCTCCACGACCACCTTCAAGTATTCGGACTGCAGACGGCCAAGAATCGGCCCCAGCAATTGCCGGATGAGCATGACGTTCTGTTGAATCTCAGTGGCCGAACGGACGGGGCCATTGGCCGGCGTCAACTGGTCAGCCATCAAGGTCTTGCGGATCGACGCCCGAAGCTGGTCACCCTTGCTGAACGAGACGTTGAAGTTTGCCCCGGTGGTCAGTGGCGCCATCGAGTCCAGGCTGGCCATCATGACGATCTTGCGCGGGCCAATGCGGATCGTCTTGGGGTTCAACACCCCGTCATCCACTGCTTTCCACATACCCGCGACTGCAATGTCCATTGACATGAGTTCCATGCGGATGATGTCGTTCAGGGTCTTGACGTCAGGCAGGACGTTCGAGCCAATGCCGGTGGCATATGGCGTGCCGGGTATCAGCCTCCAGCGTGGAACGGCACACGGGAACTCGTGGTAACCGCTTTCCTTGCAGATGTGTTTGCCGCTGACTTCCATATGCACGCTGGCAAAGGGCAGGCTCTTGGCAAGCATCCCGGTTGAACCCCGGCGCGGCTCAATCGCCCACAGCATTTCCACCTTTTCAGCCAGCTTGCCATCGTGGTATTTCTTGCGCGTGCTGTCTGATACCTTGTCCAACCCGTACTCGGCCACCGCTTGCTCCACTGTAGGCGACCAGCAGCGGTAGAGCGTGTCCACCCGGCCTTGCGCCTTGCTTGACGCGGCATAACACTGGGCCAGCGGCCAGGCCTCGAAGTTGAAGCCCGGTGCATCCCGGCCTTGCGAGTCTTTGGCCTGCTCGATGTAGAGCACGAACCAGCCTGCAGGGACCAGGTCTGAATAGGCTTCGTAGCTGACCGCAGAGAATCCGCTTGAATGGATATGCTCGAAGATGAACTGGGCCGCGCCGTCCATCCACTTCGTTGCTTCTTCACCGCGTTGACCCGCATCGAGCGAGAACCAACGGGAATTCTCAGGCGTCATGCCGGACGAGAAATTGCTTTTCAGGACTTCCGCCGCGTCCACTGCCGTGCTGTCGTACAGCCTGGCCCGTTGTGCATGGGCATTGCCTGCAGCGGTTGCAACGTCGCCATACCAGCCCTCAGCACGTTCGGGCGCAAGGTACGTGAACACATCGCGCCACACCGATTCGTTCGGCTGGCGCTGTGCTTTGAGTTGCTCAAGCCGACGCTGCAGTTTGGTGGCGGTATCGTCCATTACATCCCGAGCGTGGTTTTGCCGCCAGACGACAGGGCGGAGGCAGGCGCAAGACCGGCGCCCGTGGACAGGGCAGAGACGCGCCTGGCCTTGGTGCGGGTCGCGCCGTCAGCGTTGGCTTTGGCAGCGGCTTCTGCAGCAGCCTTGTCAGCGGCGATTTGAGGATCGACCGGAACCACCACATCCGGCACTTTGGGGCTACCGCACATGGCTTATGCCGTGCCCGACAAGCCGAGCTTTTGCAGCTCGTGCAGAACAGGGGACGAACCCAGGTGCGCAGGCACGATCCAGCCTTCTTGCGTCAGGACAGCGCCTTCCATCTTTGCCTGCTTGGCAGCGGTGAAGTTCGAAGCGCGCGGCAGTTCGACCACAGGCACGACAGCGCCGCGTGGCGCTTGCTTGGAGATGTCGTGGACCAACCCCTTGAGGCTGGCATTTTCCTGGCGCAGAGCGGCTTGCTCGGCCTCCATGGCGGCAAAGCGTTCTTCCATGCTCATTGATGGCGTCGCCGTGCGGACAGGCGCGTCATTCAGCACGTCAGAGGTTCGCAGGTCAGCGCCTGACAGTTCTGTGACTGGAGCGTCTTCGCCGGGCGTGCGGATAGAGGGGGATGCTTTGGACATGGGGACTCCGGGAAATTAGATGCAGGCAGTTTGCGTCTGCAGCCCGCCAAAATCCCGGACAGAATCACCCACCCCCTATCGCAACCCACTTCAGCGCCGCATACTGCAGCCACTACGCGGGAGCACATCATCCTTATGCGATTCGACTAAGCCACGATGCAACCTGGCCATACTGGCAAACCACTTGTACCCGCTGAGTAGTTCATGCAGGTGGCGCGCTTTTAGACGCTGATGGCTCGCAAGTTACGGGCGTCAAGTTTGGCAACGGCATAAGAAAAGCCCGGTTCTCGCGAGTCGGGCTTTTTCTTTGCACGGTGCAAACCTTCAGCCTGCGTTTGTTACCGCTTTTTGGGTAAAACCCCGTATTTTTGGAGACTTTCGCCTGTTTCTGTTACAGATTCAGCCGCCATCATCCGCCACGGTCGGCACATTACGCCACTCACCACCCTGCCTGTATTCCATTCGCCGCGTCATGGTGAGCATTTGCTCTTGGGTTAATTCTTCTTCCCAGTACTGCTGCAGCACTTTTTCATCCCTGGCCGTGTCGGGGCCGTATTGAGGCGTAAGCACTTGCTTGATGACGTAGCGTAGGTTTTGTGTCGGGATCATGGTTTGTCGCCTTCTATTTTTACCCATACCGACTCATACGCAAAGTCTGGGCGCGAGATGAATGTGCAGCCGGCGAAGGCGAAGGCTGGCGCGTTGGCCTTCGCCTGCATGGCTGCATCAAGCTCCGACTCACCAATCTTGACCCAGGCGCACTCGGCTTCGTCATATTGGCAAATCCTGATATCTGGATGACCACCTTTTGCGAAGCGATACCGCTCTGCGTCCACCCGCAGCGCCGCAATCTCAGCAGCCTGCGCATCCAGCCTATCAGCCACAGACCGCAGCGAATCCGGTGACACCGGCACCATACGCGACGCGGCAGGGTTATCGGCCCAGTCCCGCAGGTCTTTCGTTGTCGGGGTAAAGACAGATTCCATTTTCATGCTCCTGTTGTAAGTTAATTCACCGCGACCGCGCTGCACTCAGCACGCTAACCGTCCGCCGTGGCAGTCTATCCCGGTCCATTTCCGTCACATCCATCCACAACTGCACCAACGCCTCGCCGCTGGGGTGGCTGGGCTGGTGGATATTGCACCGCCAGCCGCCAATTGCCGTCCGGGAGTTGCCTGTTGCCAGCGATAGGGTTCTGTGCGTGTAGCCGTGGCGCTCCAGGTCTACGATGACGCGGAACCAGTCCACCAGGTCCACCACCGGGCAAAACGTGCGCGCGCGCGAGACTGAGGGATTTTCTCGCCCATCCCTTCCCAATTCCTGCGCAATCCGAACCGCTTTAATTTGCCGCATGGCCTTCTCCTTCAAAATTAAGCGCACCGAAAAGATCGAACTGCCCCGCCTGCACTTCAACCGCCACCGATGCAACCGCCTGCCTTGCCTTGGGCTGGGTCATCCCTGCCGACTGTGCGCACACCGGGCCGAGATAGAACGGGTAGCGGCCCATGCTGGTGTAGGCGGGTTTTGTCAAAGGACGATGACAGGCCGCGCACCTCATGGGCTTGCGGTGATTGACACGTGATGCATCTTGGTTGGGTCAAACATCATCCGGCCGAGCCATTGCGCAGCGATAGCCGCAAAGCCGTCATCCCCGGCCAGCAAGTGGTTCTGCGCGTAAACCTCGACCCGCTCAGCAAACCAGTCCAGGTACACGATTGACTCCACATCCTGCCCATCGGTCGAGGACAAGCCCAGCTTGCAATTGCTCCAGGCTGCAGCCAAAGGGTGCGAGGCAGGAATCTCTCCGGGTTTTGCAAAACGCTTTGAGCGAAGCCACATACCCTTCAGCCGCGCGAAGGTTGTATCGGGTTGATGGAAAACCATTACCGCCCTCCGTCTTGTTTTGACGCCGGCCCAATGCCAAGAGCGGCCTCAATGTCGCGGATGAACTGCCGAAGGCTTGCGCGGCTCAACAGCTTCTTTTCGCAAAGCTCGTCCAAGATCACGTCTGTCAGTGGCTGGCGCTCTATCGGCTTAGGCAATGCCAGCGCAGCACGAAGTTCGACAACAACAGAGGTTCTCGCCATTTGCGCCCACGGCGAACGCACGCCATTAACTGCAGCCGTGTCGGCATAGGCGTCGATCAACGCCATCAGCGCAGCATCCCGCAGGCTGGGTGTCGGGGCGGTCACAGTGCGGCCCCGATAGCAGCGGCAGATTCACGGACTAACCGGCGCGCATCCGGCCTTGATGCAAACCAGTCGAACAACTTGCGGCTGTCGTCTTGCATCATGCCGGGAGGCCAGCCCGTCTTGGGCGCAAGCTCGCGGGCTGTTTTGCTGCACGTGCTCATTGTGTTACCCCGGCACGAAAGTAGCCCGAGCCAACCAAAACCCGTGCAAGTTCCGCCTGCTCAGCGCTTTTCAGCATGTGCCCGCCGTCAACCTGGCCATTCATGTACCCGTGCCAGTAGCCCTTTTCGCGGCGGGTGTAGTCAGGCGTGTTTTTGAGGCCGGCGAGATAACCCGGCACCAGGGCGTCTTGCTCCAGTGCATTGAGTTGCGCGACAGTCGTCACGGCTCGCATGTCGGCCTTGGGTGTCTTAGAATCTTGTGCAGCAATCATTGAGTTACTTTCAGTGTTTGTTAGAAGCCCGTCCGGTGTTGAAAGCGCCGTGCGGGCTTTGTTGATTTTACCATTCCCGCACCCAAAATAGCAAGTTATTTGCCTCTTATTTAGTAGCATGAAACCCTTTCCGGCATTGCGTTTGCGCTGGTTTTGATGGTGCAAAATTAGCTATCATTTTTGAAGCTCTTGTAAACCGGCTCGACGTCCGACTGAGCCGCCACGGACAAGAGAACGCCATTCTTTTTGTATCTATTACCGGAAAACCTACGATTGCTTGCCTGGGTTTTTGCATCAGCCCACCGGCAATTCCCTGGCTCGTAGTTTCCGTTTACGTCGATTCGGTCAATCGACTGGCTTTCGTCGGGCATCCCCATATCAAAAATGAATGCTTCAAAAGAAAGCCGCCAAGCGTCGCAAACAGCGATACCCCTTCCTCCGTACAAATGGCGCTCACCATATTTTTCATAGTGGCAGCGATTTATCATGTTTCGCCAAATTCTGTAGGGGCGAGATTTTGACAGCCCATGGGTGGACGAGCGCTCGGAGGTCAATTCACGCTCAAGGCAGCCGCAAGACCTTGTTTTTCCGCCGGTCAGATGTGACCCGCGAACAACCTTTTGTATTCCGCAAACACAAACACACAGCCAGTTTGATTTGCCTGCGGACTTGCCCGCATAACTAATGACTGTCAACCTTAAAAAGACAGACCCGGATAGGTCAATCCTTGGTGGAATTGATTTATAAATTTCTGTAGAATTGCTATCGCTCATGCCGCTTGTCCTTTCATGACAATGGTTTGGGAAGTGGAAACCGCATGCTTGAACTCATGCGGTTTCTGCGCTTATTTTAACATCGTTCATTGCGCAAAACGCCAATGAATACTCGATCAAACTGCCGCCTCTGGCCTTGCTCATTGCGGCTGTTGACTCGCGCAAATTGACGAATTCCCCCTCGATTCCGGGGACCATCTCACTCCCTTCTTTTGTCGCGATGGCGTGACCTGAAACCAGCAACACCTTCCATTGCACGGCGTTGCGCGGTTTCCCTGCCCATTGCGTCTTTGCTCTTGCAATGTCTGAGCAAAGCGCGTGGAATTTAGCGTTTTGTTCAAGCGTCCGGCTGGGTTCCGCAATCGTGCAGATGTAGCCCTCTGGCGCGTCCTGCACCGCTCTAATCGCGCCTGCCCTTGCTTGGGCGTGGACTAAGCGGAAAAGGCGCTTCGTCATACCGGGTCACCTTCGAGCCGCCTGACGATCAGCTGCGAATACCCGGCGATGTCAATCCATGAGTCGGCATAGTTGGGGTCGCCGTTCAGAATGCGGCCGATTTTGTGCGCAATCATGTCCAGGGCTTCGCGCTGGTCGTCGTCGAGCCGGTGGTGCCAGTTATCCACGCCGCGCATGAGGTTCTTGAGGTCTTGCGTGATGGCAGCATGTTTCGTGAACACGCCATAACGGCTACCGCGCTCAACCAGGATTTCGTTTACGTTGCTCATGCCAGTTCCTTGATTCGTTTTTCCAGACGCCGCGCCTTGCGGGCAAAGACCTGTTTCAGCCGCACCAGGTAAGCCGCATCACTGCGCTTAACCGCGTTCTGCGTGCGCAGCCAGTCCACCTTGTCGGCGCCGATACGATCCACGATGCGCGGGGCATAGTTGGCAATGTTCCCGCTCAGGTGGTTGTTGCAGACGCTGCAAGCCTTGTGAATGTTCCAGAGGTGAAAGCGCAGGCCGGATGCAGCCCCTACGCTGCGAAAGTGTGATGCGTGCCACTGGCCATCCCACGATGCGGGCTTGTCGCAGCTGACGCAACCCATGTGGGCATCGCGTAGCCGAACGTACTTGTTCACCACGGCCTGCGCTTCGGCGGCCAGCGTGGCATTGCTTTTGAGCTTGGCCAGCTTGTCCTTCGTCTCCCTGCGCTCCCTGACTTGCGCCACCTTTTCAGCCTTGCCGCGAATCGAGACAGCCAAGGCTTGTGCGCATCCAATACCGCACACAGATTGCATGGGCAGTCGGGCATCGAACTGGCCTTTGCATACCTTGCAGGTTTTTGGCGTGCCGGTGATGAACTGCCCCAGCCGGGTTTCGGGTTTCCTGCGGATTCCGGCTTTTATCAGCGTGCTCATGCGTCACCGCCATTCAAGATTTCGGCAGCTTGCCTTGCACGCTCCCTCAGGTCCGCGTTCTGCATGATGGTCTTTATGTCGCAATTGCTAATGTGCGCGATAAAGTCCTGTGCGGCCTTCAGTTGCGCTTCCAGCCGGGCGACTTTTCGCAGTAGCGCGGCATTTGTCATGGGTTTTGTGCTCATTGCAATTCTCCAAGTTCATGTTGCGCAGGCCGATACCCTTGAGCCTTCACCAGCGCCCCCACAGCAGCCCGAAGGCCGATAAACAGCCCGTGGTAACCCCTGTCGTTTTCCAAGTCGCTACAGGCTGTTCTGGCGTACTGCCAAAAACCGGGCGTCATCGCCAGTTGCGCTAAATGCGCGGCTTTTCGGTTGAATGTGGTCATGCGGCCTCCCAGCGCAATTTGTCTTGCAACGGGCTTGTGTCAATGCGTGGGCGTGATGGTGTTGACCAACTCCTACCTTTGACTTCACCAACAACCCTCCAGCCAGCGGCACGTAGTGATGCGCCCATTTCAGAGGCCAGCGTATATGTCACCAACTTCGTGTAGCCCAGCGACTTAGCAGCACGCCATGCCGCGCCGTACAGCATCGAGCATGCGTGTGGAGTGCCATCTGTACAGAGCCGGTTGACTTCAATCGTCACGCCATCATCCAAGCCGCGCGCGACAGGGCGCCCGACAATCACCACGCCGACGACATCTTGCAAAGATGCGGCAATGCAGAATTTGGCTCCGACTACTGGGCCTCGGTGACGGTGGTACTGCGCAACAAAAGCGTTCGCCTCTGCAAGCGTCACAGGGGTTAAATGCAACTTCATCTCAACCCCACACCGCACAAAGCGGAAAAGCCGCGCGGCTTTGCGCCACAGCCGCTTCAACCAAGCGCACCAGCGGCACCGGCTTGGCTCTTGATTTGCGATTTGGCCTTGGCCTTGGTGCCGGCTTGGATTCGGGCTTGTGCAGGCGCTTTTTCGCAGCCGCTTTGAGCCTTTGCTCCTTTTCCCAGACGCGCGACAGTGGCGGCTTCTTGGCGTCTCGCCCAGGGCCGGCAACATATGTCGGGTCTGGCCTGCCCTTGAGTTTGCGGTAGCTGCCAATATGCACCTTGCCCTCGGCCCGCAAGAGCCTTTGGCAGCGGTACACCGTGGCTTCGCACAAGCCAGTGACGGCCCTGATGTGCTTGCGGTCGCCGGGCAGAGCGGCGAGAAACAGCGTGCTTGGCGGAATGGCGCGTGGGCCATTGGCGAATACCGCCTTGCCTCTGGCGAGCTTGCAATGCTTGCAAGTGCCAAAAGAGTAGCGCTCTGAGGTGCCACAAACCTTGCAGGGCTTGGCGGGGGTGTATGTCGTGGCGGTCATGCTTCAGCTCCTGCTTGACCAAAATGAACCCAGCCGCGTTTGCCGGTCAGCCTTTTGATCGGGTGCTTATCGCAAATGGCGTCAATGAATTTGCGCGCATCGCTCAGTTCGCCTGCTTCGTCGTCAAAGTCGGGCATGCAGTTGCTGCCAGTGATGCGGTAAACCCTCCAACCCATCACCTCCAGCTGCGCATCGCGCTCGCCATCTTTGGCTTTATCCAGGTGGAAAGCATGGCCATCGCATTCAATCGCCACTTTGGCGACCGGGTTGCCAAAATCCACAAAAAACCGACCAACCGGATATTGCGGGTACATGACGACATTGGCAGCGCGAATATCTGCCCACAACCATTCCTCGATGGGCGTCATGGAAAGCATCCCCGGCACATCGCACCAGGTGTAGGCGGGCATGCCCCATTCGTTTGCAGGTTCGTTGAAGATTTCAGCTTCGTGGCGCTTGTAAAAAGCGCGGATGGTGTTCCAGTTGTTCATTAATCCATCCCCCGGCTTGTTGATTTACCCATGCTGCGTGTCGGCACTTCCCCGCTCCAGTCGCTGATCTGCTGGTACTGGCCAACGAAGTTCATTGGCACAACACCTGTCCCGCCGTTGCGGTGTGCGACGATTTCCAGCTGCGAAAAGCCTTTGAAGTTGTCAGTTTTGGCGCTCATTGGATGGGCGTGGTCAGTGAACAACAAAGCGATCTGGTCAGCAGCAGCCTCAATGGCGCCCGAGTCGCGCAAATAGGTCATGGTTGGATGGTGGTAGGACTCGTCAGCCTTGCGACTCATTTGCGACAGCACCACAACGGCGATTTGTAAATCCATCGCCAGCGCCTTCAAGCCGTTTGAAATCACATCCAGCTCGCGGTTGCGGTTGTCCTCACCGGCCCCTTGCATGAGCTGCAAAAAGTCCACAAACAGCACATCAAGCCCGTGCTGGCGCTTAACCTGTACCGCCTTGCGGCGAATGTCCATCAAGCTCTGTGCGCTCTGGTCGTCATGCACCAGATTCAGCCGGCCCAGTTGTTCAGCCGCATCACTCACGCGGGACCACATGCCTTGGTCGCTGGCATCGGCGCGCAGAATGCGGCCCAGGTCAACAGACCCCATGGCGGCCGTGTGGCGGTGCATGAGCTGCATGATGGGCATTTCCTGGCTGATGAACAGCACGGCATAGTCGCGGGCCATGTTGCGTGCCATTTGCAGCGAGACAGCCGTCTTCCCATGCTTTGGACGGGCGCCAATGACCATCATTTCACCCCGGCGCATCCCGCCATTGAGTAATTTGTCCAGGCCGTTGATGCCGGTGGAAATCGCCGGGTTTTTGCCTTCACTCAAGTCCGTCAGCAGCGCGAGGTAATCGGCCAGTGATGCATTGATGTGTTGCGGCTCGCGTTTGCTTTTGACAGTTGCCAATTTGGCCAGCAGCATTTGCGCCGCGTCAATCTGTTCAGCGGCCGTGCCGGGCTGCATGGCCAGATCGTTGATTTCAGCAGCCGCCTTCATGAGCGCGCGGCTTTGATGCTTGCCTTTGACGATTTCGGCATAGCGGCGCAAGTTGCTGGCGCTGGGCACGAATTGCGCCAGGGCGTGTAAGTCGGCCAGCGATTGCGGTTTGCCGGTCTGTTGTAGTTGTTCAAACACCGTGACGATGTCAGCGGGCTTGCCGGTAGCCGCCAGCGATTGAATCGCGCGGAAAACATCGGCGTAACGTTCAGTGTAGAAATCATCCGCCGTCAGGTCAGGCACGCGGTGCAGGGCTTCGTTGTCCAGCAGCAGTGCGCTCAGAACACTGGCTTCGGCTTCTGCGCTGTAAGGCGCGGTAAGAAATTGATCTGTTTTCATGCCGCGCCTTTGTTTTCATAGTTGCCGGAAAGGACTTTGGCGAAGTTGTCAGCTTTCACCAGCCAGCCAAGATCACAGGCTGAAAACTTGTCGTTGCGCCCGGTCAGGAAATCGGACTTGCTGACATAGGTGAAGTAGCGGTCAAACCACGCCAAGCCTTCAGCCGCAGTAGTTGCCATGCGCGTTCCTGCACGCTCGCCTGTTTCGTAGCACTCGGTCATCACCCAGCGCCAGCGGGCACGCATCGCAGCTTCATTCTTTCCAGAGCGCCACAGACTTTTCCTTGGTTGTGGCAAAGCTGCAAGGTTCTTTGCGTAAAGGTCAATCAGGGATTCGTGAGGGCATGGCGGCAGCGAAGCTGACGAAAGATTGGACTGTTCATTGGATTGTTCAATGGACTGTTCTGTGCGTGTAGCCGATTCGGCTATGGCTCTGGTAGCCGAATCGGCTATTCCGCGTGTAGCCGATTCGGCTACGGTAGCCGATTCGGCTATGGTTTTAAGCTCAAGGTCTGGTGTGGTCAGTGTGTAGCGCGTGGACTTTGAGAACCCACCCAAACCTTCTTTTGTCAGCCATCCAAGTTTTGCCAGCGCCGTGGTGGCCTCGCTGATATTGGATGGGTGCACGCAGGTTCGTTCAGCAATGGCTGCACGCGAAGGCCAAACGGTATTGGTGGTCTTGTTCCTGAACGAAAAAAGAGCCACCAGCACGCGCACCTGTTCAAGCGTCAGGCGCTTGTCTTGGATGACTTCAAGCGGGACGACAGAGAATTCATTGCCATTCATGACAAGCCCCTTTCAATTTCGAGTTGCTTGACGTGTGCGGGCGTGCGCTGGGTAATGGCGGCTTCCATGAGCAACCGGTAGCCGTCAGCACTGCCACGGGCCGCAAAGCAGCCTGTGTGCACATAGACGGCGTGGTGCAACTCCATTTTTTCGCCCAGGCGCTTGATATGCGCTTCGTGTTCGGCGGCGGTCATGCTGCGCCTCTGTTGCTGAAAATGGATTTGCCCTTGTGAATCTTTTGGGTGAAGTGGCTCACCGGCTGGAAGCAATAGAAGGAGCGAATTTTTGGGTTTGGCTCAGTGAAGAAGATTTCAGCAGCACGCCATTCAATGAATGCCGGATAGCGCTTCTTGTGCGCCCGCAGCTTCTGTATGAACCGCTGCGCCATCCATCGCTCATCCGGAGCCTCGCACGCCTTTACGATGGCCCATTCCCATTCTGGAAATTCAGGGCTGATTTCTGGCGCGGCCAGATGCTTTGTAATTTCAGTGATGTCGTGCATAATTTGCCTATTGATGTTGAGAACACGACCCGGAGCAGTTAGCGCTGTTGCCGGGTTTCTTTTTTGCGGCTGATAACAGGCACAGCCGCATTGCCTTAAATCGTCCTGAACGCAACGCCAGCCGTTTTGCAGTTCAATTTGTCAGTGCCAGCGCCCACAGGAGCCGACCAGCGCATACCCAGCAAGGCAGCGGTGCGTTGTGCTGCCGTCAACGGGCTTCGCGGGAGGTTCTTAGCGCGCTTCATGTCGCCAGCACCGGCAGGTATTGCTCAACAATCAAAAACTTCTCGCTGACCGCAAAAACGTCAGGAGCAGCAGCGCACATTTCGGCAATGTTGATTTTTTCGGGTTGCATGAAATTCCTTGGGTTTGTTGTTAATTCGTTACAGGCAGGGTTATTTGTTTGTTTGTGTGTTTTATTTACAAAAATCCATCACAATCAGGGCATGTCAAATCACATCGTCAATCACGGGAGAATTCAGAGCAGCTTTCGCAGCCTTGCGGATGTGCTTGCCGTACTTTTCCGTGAGAGCCATACGCCAAGCGGGAGACAAGTTCTGTCGCTTGCGCCACATGCTGACCGTGGGTTGGTTGACACCGAGCGCCCGCGCAAGTCGGGAAACCCCACGTTCATAAGCAATGGCGGCATCTAATATGTCCATAGAATTGTTCATGACTCCATTGTATCACTTCAGTGATTCTGCGGAGCGCAGCGAAACTACCAAAGAAATTTTTAATTGTGATTTACTCAAAAACATGAGTGAAAACATTGGCAAGCGTCTGGCCCGCTTACGCAGGGCCGCCGATTTGATGCAAAAAGCATTAGGCGCACAAGTCAAAATGTCGCAAGGCGCTATTGGCAACATCGAAACCGGGACGCGCGGCTATGGCGACAGCGTTGTCGCTATCGCTACTGCATTGAAAACTTCTCCCGAATACCTGCTTGCCACCACGGAAGACCCGACGCCGCGCCTGCAGATCGTGCCTGTTGCCACGAATGCACAAACAGAGCTGACATTCAAGCCGACCGAAGAATTACCCGCCGCCTTGACGCCCGAAGCGCAGCACCTGGCACGCTGGTTTGACCGCCTGCCAGCCGACTCACTGGCCAAGCTCAAAGTTACTCAGGCGTGCCTGCAGTTGATTTCGAGCGAATTGCAGCAAGAGAACCCGCCATCGCATACGCCAGTGGCAGCTGCGACGACAAAAAAACAATCCGCATAACGCCGATTTCGGCCATTTCGCGGGCGTGGCGCTCCCACGCATCCCGCTGATCGAGCGACACCACCAGACAGCCCGGCGCAGTATTGCCTGCATACATCACGTGCGGGTTGTCGGGCATGTCAATAGAAATCACCAGCGCGGTATCCACCCGTATCACCAGACTATCGGCCCCTTGCGTGGCCTGTAGTGCTTGCGCGCGCAACGCATAAAACGCTGAACGCGACAGCGCCCCCTTGTAACTTATTTCCGCCGTGTTGCGTGTGGGCCAGCTGACCCGCGCCGAGGCGGAGTGCTGTGTGAACGTCTGTGCGCAGGGGTAGCGATCATTCGTCTGCTCAATGTGGGCCGCGTGCATTTCTTGGTCAGTCGTTAAATTGTTAATTTACACGATTTTCCACGCTTTACCGGGTAGGTAGATTCCCGCGAAGAGCTTAATGTAATTCTTTAGAAATTATTTAAAAGATTCTTGCGCGCGCTAATCACTTTAGTGATAAACTACAGCCATGCCAGAAACCCAACCACCAAAAGGAATCTCCATGAAGCTCGCAAAACTCTCAATCGTCGCCGTGGCCCTTGCTGCCCTGTCAGCGCACGCCACTGGCTTGAACCAGAACGGCAACAGCAACGCCGGCAACGTCCAAGCGCCACCTCCTGCGAATCAGGGTCCGACGACAAACAACGGCATTGGCATCGGCGTGCAGTCCAGCGCAGCCGGCACCGGAATCGCTACAGCCAAAGGCGGCAAGGCCAGCGCAAAGGGCGGCAACGCAGCGCAGCGCCAAGCGCAGGCACAGCGCCTGAACAACGCAGGCAATTCAAGCGTGCAAGTGACCGGCGACACCTATGAGCAGCGCCGCACCCCTGTCAGCACGGCCTTTGCAGCCGGTTTAGTGGCCTCCTATGGAACGTGTCTTGGCTCTGCCAGTGGAGGCGTCCAAGGCGCGGCAATCGGCCTGTCGTTCGGCACAACCACGATGGATCAAGGTTGCCACCTGATTCGCCGCATGAATGCCTTGATCGTCATGGGCATGCCGCAAGCCGCCCTGACGCTGGCCTGTATTGAAGACGACGCGATGTACACCGCAATCCGCACGGCTGGCTACTACTGCGCTGAGTCCGACCGGCCTGCTGCAGTTGTCACGCCCATCCCTGTCGCCAATCTTTCGCCTGTCGCGTTCATCCCGCGTGGCGCCCGCAACGACCGTAACTAGGAGAACGCCATGCAACTCACCTTCACCCCTGAAGCCGAGAACACCCTGGCCGCCGTCATCGACTGCCTCAAATCCGTGGCGATGTACGGCGCCAATCCCTACATCGCGCGAGAAAAGCAGCTCCTGGCGATTCGCCTTGTGGATCTGCTGATCGAGTCCAACGCCGATGACAGCGGCTTGACCGCGATGAATGCCGAAGTCGAAGCGCGCAAGGCGGATGTTGACGGCCAGTACGCAGAAGAAAACGAACAGCGGGCGATTGCGTCGGATCGGCATTGCGACGCGAACAAAGCGCAGGCCGCTTATCTGAAGCAGGCGCTGGCGGCCATCAAGATGGATTTACAGGCAACACAAGTTGAGGAGTTCCGGGCATGAAAACAGTTATCAAAGGCTTCATCGTCCACCAGCAGTGGGCATGGGAAGAAAAGGGCGAAATCACTTTCCGCACTTATGACCCACGGCTTGCAACGGGCAAAGAGACACACCGGGTTGTGGCAGTCATCCAGGAGCATGAGTTCGAAGTCGAAACACCTGACGACTTCGACCCCCGCCCGCAGCAAGTGCAAGCGCTGGAAAAGGAAATGCAGAAAGTCCGCGCTGACTTTGCGGCCCGTGTGACTGAGATTGAGCGGCAAATATCAACACTTACCTGTTTGGAGGCTGCATGAGTGCTAACCACACACCGGGGCCATGGTCGGTAGGCATCGCAGACTGGACAGACGCCGGGAACGCCCGCTACGAACTGCGCGGAATTAAAACAGTTTCAGCGCCGGATGCGCGACTGATCGAAAGCGCCCCTGACCTGCTGGCAGAGCGTGACCGGCTCAAGGCGGCGAATGCTGAGCTGGTGGAAGTTCTGCAGGCCATTGAAGTGTCGCTCGGCGTCCTGCGCATTCCAGCCGCCGAAGTGCTGGACGAAAACAGCCCGATCCGTGACGCACTCCGCGCCGCCCTGGCACAACACGACAAGGAAACAGCATGAACGCCATCACAAGCCACCGCCGCGCCATGTGCCGCATGAGTGCCCCGACTGCAAGCACGCTGGTCCGCATGAGCGACCGGGTTGCAAAAATGGAAACGACGCTGAGCGGAATCCGCATCGGCTCTGCCACGATTCAGCGCCAGCGCATCGAGGCCACGCCCGACGCTGACAAGCTCCAGGCCGCGCTGCTGACCAAGGCGGACGTGGCTGACCGCTATGTCGGCTGGACATTGGCTGGATCTGGGCTGGCTGTCGCTGTCATGGCGGTGATGGGCTGGTTGCCGGGAGCGGGTGCATGAAAGCCCTTCCCACCTGCTGCGAATACCACCACAAGACCGATTGCAACCAGGGCCGCAACTGCCCCGCCCGCAAGCCCACATGCGCCATTACTGCTTTTTATGCCGAGTGCGAGGGCGTCATGCCGATGGTCACGGGCTGCAGCGTCAAAGCCCTGCCCGACCCATCGCGCCAGCCGCTGCCCAAGATCAATATGCCGCTGGACCCTGCGGAATCTGCGCTGCTGTGGCTGGTGTCGGTTGGCATCGCCGGGATTTCTTTTTACATCGTCGTCTGCTTTTTGCAATTTATTGGAGGTTGACCATGAACCCATTTTTTCGCTTTGAGCTGGGGCGCTGCCTGCGCTCTGGCATGACCTTGCGCGAGGCGCGGCTGGCTGCGCTGGCTTATGCGCGTGAGCCGCTTCCTTTTTAACGCTTTATCAACCACTGGAGAATGAAATGAAATTCGTCAAGGCAACCCGGAAGAAAGCCCGGCTACGGCTGGCTCTTACTGGGCCGAGCGGGTCAGGCAAAACAATGGCCGCACTCATGATTGCAAAAGGGTTGGGCGGGCGCGTCGCCGTCCTGGACACAGAGCACGGTTCGGCCAGCCTGTATGCCGACCCCATTGCTCTGCCCAATGGATCACGGTTTGAGCCGCCCGAATTCGATGCGCTGGAATTGACGGCGCCCTATTCGCCAGAGCGCTACATCGAGGCCATCAAGGAGGCGCAGGCGGCAGGCTATGACACGCTGATTATTGACTCCCTCACGCATGAGTGGTCAGGGTCAGGCGGCTGCCTGGAGATCAACGATACGGTGGCGGCTGCCAAGTTTCGCGGTAACAGCTGGAGCGCATGGAATGAAACCACGCCGCGCCACCGGGCGTTTATCGACGCCATGCTCCAAAGCAGTATGCACATCATTGCCACAGGGCGAAGCAAGACCGAAACAGCGCAGACCGAAGGCGCAAACGGGCGCAAACAAGTCGTCAAGCTGGGGATGAAGACTGAGCAACGAGACGGCATCGAGTACGAGTTCACCGTTGTTCTTGACCTTGTCCATGCCGGCCACTACGCCAACGCCAGCAAAGACCGGACGGGTCTGTTCGCAGGTGGCGAGCCGGCCCCAATTGACGCCAGCACAGGCGAGCGCCTTCTGGCTTGGCTCGAAACCGGCGCGGAAGGTCCTGACGTGAAAGCCATTCTGGCGGCCATTACCGGCGCGCAAAACGTCGAAGCCCTGCGCGGCCACTGCGAGGCGGCCATCGCCATGCTGCCCGAGTCCGAGCACCAAGCGGTGAACAAGGCAAAAACCATCCGCTACCGCGAATTGGTGCCCAAGCAAGAAAAACAAGGAGAAGCAGCATGACCGTAGCACTCTATCAAATTGCCAACCAGTACCTGCAGCTGGCCGAAAAACTCGACAGCATGGACCTGGACACCCAGACCATCATTGACACCATCGACGCCAGCGGCATCGAGGATGAATTCAGCCTCAAGGCGCAGGGCATCCTGCACATTGCCAGCGAAGCTGAAAAGTACACGCCGCTGATTGATATGGAAATCGAGCGCCTGCAAGCCCTCAAGGCCAGCCGTGCCAAGCTGGCGCAAGGCCTGAAGGACTACTTGCTGACCAACATGGAGCGCAGCGGGATTCAGAAAATCACATGCCCGCTGTTTTCACTCAGCATCCGGCACAACCCACCCGCTGTGGAGGTGTTGGACGCCGCCGCCCTACCCCTGAGCTACTGGCGCACGCCCGAGCCAAAGCCGCCCGTGGCCGCGCCAGACAAGGCCGCGATCAAGGCCGCGCTGCAAGCTGGCACTGAAGTTCCCGGTGCGCGGCTGGTCCAAGGCTTGAAATTGGTCATCAAGTAAATGCGGAGCCTCTACTGCTGCGGATGCGGCCAAGATGTAAGCGCTAGGCTGACGGATGGCGGTGAGATTTACCCTCACCGGCCCGACCTCTATGCGCTTCCATTCTGGAAGTGTGATGCGTGTGGGAACTATGTTGGCTGTCATCACAAGACAGCCAACCGCACCGCACCGCTGGGATGCATTCCAACGCCAGAAATTAAGAGCGCAAGGAATCACATTCATGCGCTGCTTGACCCCATTTGGCAGAGCGGGAAGATGGGGCGCAAGCAACTGTATGCAGCCATCAGCGAGCGCGCCGGATGGAATTACCACACCGCGAAGATTCGCAGCGTTGAGGAAGCGCGTGATATTTACCGAATCGTGCTCGATATTTCAAAAAAGCAAGCCGCCTAACCGCTACTAAATCAATAGCTGCCAGCGCACAGCCAATATGCGCAGGCGGCTCTTTTCACCAATATATGCAAACCCAATTTTTCAAACAAAACCCTTGGACTAAAGAGAAAATGAAAAAAGAAAACACCATCGCAAAAATCACGCAAGCATCTGATTTGTCCATTGGCAACGATCCATTGCCCACTGGCCGCGCCCAGCCCGAAGGCAAGTACACCGCGATCTTTGCCAAGCTCAAACCCGGCCAATGCATCATTTGCCCGACTGGCTCGGCAAACTCAATCGGCCAGGCGCTGCGCAAGTGGGCCGACGCCAACAAGCCAAGCCATCGCGTCAGCACCACACAGGCCTACGCTGCTGATGGGCGAGGCCGTGTCTGGTTGCTGACTCCCGAGAAGGCGGGGAAGTGACCATGACCAACTTTCAACTCACCGCCAACTGGCTGTCAGTCTGCGGAAAAATCCCGAGTCCCGAAAATCTGTCTGTGCAAATTGGGTGCCAGATCGAGGAATTCTGTGAGTTTCTCAGTACCCTGCGCACCGACAAGGACGGCTACGCCAAGCTGATTGAGCGCACACGGACGGACCTGGACTGGATGGCTGGCAAGCTCAAGCGCGGAGAATTGACGGTCCATATTCCACTGCACTTGCGCGAAGAAGCGTTAGATGCGCTGTGTGATATTGAGGTCACCGGCAACGGCGTGGCCTACCTGGCAGGCTTTGACAAGGAAGGCGCGGATGCAGCCGTGCTGGACAGCAACGATTCCAAGCTGATCGACGGCAAGCCCGTGATCCTGCCGGGCGGGAAGATTGGCAAGCCTGAAGGATGGTTGCCACCGAATCTCAAACTGTTTTTGGATGGTGCGCCATGAAGCGCAAACCCAAACCTCGCCACACCTACACGCACTGGGATGTTTTGATGGCAAGCCCGACAGAGCCGCTACCCGAAGCCAAGCGCCGGTTCCAGTTGACCCGCATGTTCGGCGGCCTGGCAGCGATCGAGAAAGGCGAGCGGCCCAACCCGGACGATTGGAGCGTCTTGTCTGATTGCACAAATTTAATGGAAACGCTGGTGCTGTCGGGCATTGCCACAGACGACGACGGATTAATCATGGATGGCATCACCGCCTTGGCAATGGCCGGACAGCGTGCGGTCAAGGCCGGCGCGATCCGCTTGGACGGCCCCGGCATTGCAGCCATGCGGGCGATGCTGACGGATTACGCCGCGCTGCTTGAAGTATTGCCGGCCCGGACGGTGATTGACTGCCACCGCAAGACCGAGCGCCGCATTCGTGAGATTTTAGCGGGCAAGGCCCAAGCGCACGATGTTCGGGTTATCACGGGCGCGATGCTGGCGTGATGTTCCCCGACAGCCATTATGAAAAATAGAGGATTCCTATGACACCCGATAAACAGATTAAATTAACCGACGAGCAGATTGAATCTATTTACCTAGATCACCGAGACAAGTTGTTCAACATTCCTTTGATCCGTGCATGCATAGCGGCCCATGAGGCGCAGCGTCAAGCTGTGCAGGAGCCTGCTACCCAGAAAACAATACTTGAAGCCGCAGAGCTTTTCCAACAGTTAGATGCGCTTCTAAAGCCGCACGGCTGGCCTGCGCAAAAAATACTGCGCAATTATGTCGAGATGGTTAAAAAAGTGTGCATCGCAGCGCCCCAACCTGCGCAGGTTCCGCTGACGGACAAGGACGCCGAGATTGCCGCGCTCAAGGCAGAGCGGGATGCGCTGCTGGCGATATTGAATAATTCGCCGACCATGCCAGAAGATGTCGCTTAGCGCATGTTTGACAGTGCGAAAGAACACAAAGAATCGCCTAGATTCACAGCATTCAACTGGTTTGTAATAGGCGCAGTGATGAGTGAAGAATGGCAAAAACATGCCATCGATGCAGCCATGCAAGCAGGGGGTGCAGCCGTGAGTGACGAATGCTGTCACAAAACAGTATTTGAGAAGTGTGCAGACCGCCCCTACAAGACACTGCCCTAAGATAAGTAACCATATACAAGGGCAAAAAAGCCCGGTCAAAAACCCAAGTCCCGCCACGCGCGGGCGTTTCTCCCCGAAAGCAACCCATGAAAACGAACATTGAACTGGCCCGCGAGTGCGGTGCTCAAACCGGCTGGAGCAACGCACTGCGCTGCGACCCAGAATTAGCCGACGACGACCTGCTTTTTTCACCCGCCCAGCTCGACAACTTCGTCAAGCGCATCCGTGCTGATGCTTGTTTGCAAGGCATTGCCGAGTTCGGGGAAATCCAAAACATAACTGGGGTTTGCATCCCAAAATCAGCCGAATCCAATACACAAACGGATTTGAGTATCGTGGGCGGGACTCAAGAGCGGGCGGAGCCACACCCCGAAACGCTGGCCCGCTGGAGACTTGGCTTTGACCGCTACGAAAAGGCGCGCAAGCTGAATCCGCGTCAGTGGGGCGAACTGCACGAGCGCAACCTGGCTGGCGAGAATTTCGACGGCATGATTGACGCCCTGGAGTCCGCAAGCAGCACGCGGATCATCGGTGCCGACTTGGCGGCCATGACCACCAAAGGCGCGAAAGCATGGGCCGATGTGCCGGATGCGACGGCCTGGGTTGATGATCTGCGGGGCAATGAGTCCGCGCCGATATCCGTGCGGGATGCCAGCCTTTCAGGGTTGGAATCTGCAGTTCGTGGCGAGATTGAAAAGGCGGTCCTGGCCGAACGCGAGCGCTGCGCATTGCTGGCCAGAAACGAGGGCACAGCTTGTCTGCGGAACGCCAGGCATCACCTGGCGCTTGACAATGTGGCGCTTGCACAGAAGTGGCAGGCCCGGTCTGATTCTTGTCTGGCCATCGAGAGCGGAATCAAAAGAGGCCAGCAATGAACTCAATCGAAATCGGAAAAGTGACGAAAACCTTTGCAGGCAAAGTCACGGTTACCCCACTGCTGTGCAGCTACGGCTACGGCGTCACCTGTGGCGAGCTGGGCACGACCAACGGCCAGATAGCGGTTGCAGCCGAGGCGCTGCAATTGAGGGGTGAGCGCAGTCCTGGCAATCAAGACCAAAAAGCAGAGTACGGCTATAGGTTTGCGCTGGAGCTTGGCGGCAAACCGTGGGATTTTGACGCAGGGCGGGATGCGTTGAATGCCGAACTGGTGCGGATTTGGCGTGGAACTGCGCTGGTTGATGGGGTTTGCGGGATGCGGGAATAGAAGGCCAGATACTCATGCACTCATAGAAGTAGGTGCTTCGATCAATTTATGATTTGGTACTCACCTGTATAAACGCTCAGTTGCCCGGATGCTCAAAAGCTCAGATGATGCAGGAATGAAAATCATTGCACTGATGAACGAAAAGGGCGGCACCGGCAAGAGCACGGCCGGCACAAACCTGGCAACTGCCCTGCACCGTCGCGGTTTTCGCGTGGTATTGGTCGACGCAGACCCGCAAGGCACGGCGCGAGACTGGCGCGCGGCCAGCCCGGAAGACGTCGACTTGCCGACCGTCATCGCCCTGGACAGGCCGCAAATGCTGACGGCCATCACAACCCTTGCAGCGGATTACGTGATTGTCGACACGCCCGCCAAGGCTGAATCGATGGCTGCCGCGGTGGTGCGTGTGGCGCATGTGGCGCTTGTGGTCATTCAGCCGTCAGGCGCTGACATTTGGGCCAGCGCTGCCACGGTGAAGCTGATCCGCTCAAAGCTCGATGTAGGCGGGCAGATTGACGCGGCGTTTCTGGTTAACCGCGTGAAGGCTGGAACCAAGCTGGCCGGGCTTGTCAAAGGCGGCGAGTGGAACGAATATGGACTCGATCAGTTGACGTCGACATTAGGCGACCGCACTGCCTACGCGCAAGCCCTGACGGATGGTGTCAGCGTGTACGACCTGCCCAACCTGGATGCACGCGCTGACGTCGACGCCGTTCTGGCCGAACTGGAGGCCGCCCGGTGGCTCTGAAATCCAAGTCGCTTGAAAGCGTCCGGGCTGACGTCCCGGTGCATGAGGTGACGCAGGAAGAACTGGTGCGGGTGAACATCCTTGTGCCGGCCAGCGTGCGTAGAGCGTGGAAAACAGAGGCGGCGCAAAAAGATACGACTGTCACGGATTTGATTTTGAAGGCGATGCGCGACAGGACTGCAAAGGATGAGAAATGAAAGGCCGAGCCGACCAGATAGTCAGGGGCGAACCGTGGCAGGAAAAGACTGTCAAGGCGCTGTGGTTCCACATCGTCAGGGAGCAGGTGCAGTCCGGGGAAATTGCCCGCGTCGGCGCTGTGCCGTGGGCGGTGTACTGCGCGGTGAAGTCGCACACTGGGCTTGAGACTGGCGACGCATTCCCTTCAAACGCCCGTATAGCCACACTGGTCGGTGTCAGCCTTGACACGGTGCAGCGAGCCTTGAAAAAGCTGGCAGAGGCCGGCCTAGTCAACGCTGTGAAGCGCCGGGGCAGGGGCAGTAGTTATTCCGTGAATGAGAAAATCCCCATGGAAAGCAAGGATGGCGAGCCGTGGGCGACAGCCGAGAAGAAATACATCCCCCTGCAGTTTTCCAACTTTGTCGATGAATTGAATCGCCTCGCCAAAACAGGGAACCTGCCGACCGACAAGTCGATAACGATCAACCTTGTCATCCAGAACAACTACCTGGCAGAGAACAGCACGGTCATCGGCGTAAACAATGCGGGCTTGCCATCACCTGATAAGCCGGCTGTTTAACGCCTGTTTTTTAGGCGCAAGGCTTGAGGCAAGTTATCCAGTCTAAGAGTTTAATCTTAAAGTCTTATTACGAGCCGCACCCATGCGGCCACTTTGGGTATAACTGGCCGCTCGGGCGCGGCTCATTTGTCCACAACCAGCCGCACCCATGCGGCCACTGTATGAGTTATCTGCCGCCGGAATATGTGGATAACTTGCCGCATTCCCGGTAAAATAGCAGCGTGGCTAGGTTTGCTCCCGAAAAGCGTCTTATCAACGCCTGCCACACTTTTCAAACGATAACTTCCACTTTGATAAGGTGCGACACAGTGAAAATCAAACCAGAAACTCATGATCTTTTGAAGCTGACAAAACAGCTTGTTCGGATTGCCGGAGGTCAAAAATTCAATTGCAGCCCCTATGATGTCGCCAGGCCAATCGCGGAGGGGGCTTTAGGCGGATCCAAAGACAAGGCGGGATCTAAAAGCTTCATCAAAAAAAACTATTCCAGGCTGCGTGCATGGGTAGATGAAAACTTTCCTAACTGCCCAAAAAAGATGGGGGTCGATATACCCCCATGCGCGCTTCCACTGCCGTCAGTGAAAAAGAGCGCGGCAACAGTTGTGCAACCAGCAAAGACAAAAAAGGCGAAGCCGCCAAAGAAAACAACACTGGGCGCAGTTGTCTCTTACATCAAGCGCGCTGATATTGATCCTCGATCAGAGGATTTCCTGCTGTCATTTGCATGGCGCGCAACCCGCATGATGGCGCTCAAACAGCATGGCGCAATTTGCCAATGCTGTGGTGCAAGCGCCAAGACTGGCGCCGTCATTCATGTTGACCACATTAAGCCACGCCAAGAAAACCCGGAGCTTGCGCTCGACGTCAACAATCTGCAAGTGCTTTGCCATGAGTGCAATCATGGAAAGGGCAATTGGGACCAGACGGACTGGCGCATGCTGCCAGCCGGGCGGGCCGTAGAGTTGCTGCATTAGCCCTTCTTATCTTCTATCGGTATCAACCAGAGCGCAGTCCTGACTCACGGTGTTCAGGCTGCACCACCACAAAGGCGAATATGACAAACGAACGAAGAACCAGCACCCCTGAGTTTTTAGATCAACTGGATGCGGACCAGCTCTACCGCTGTCAAGAATTGCTACAACAGCGCATCAAAGCAAAGAATGACGAGGGCCGGGTAACGGTATGGCAAGTCAGTGACAGCATGATCAACTACCTAAGCACGCAGGACTACTTCGCGGCCATTGATGCCCTGCCACGAATTGCGCGCGAACAGTTCGGAAAAACCGGACAGATGGAAGAAATGCAGGTGTCTATATTGCGAGTGCGCTTGTCGGAGTTGCAGGATCATTTGACCTAAACACCACCAAGGCCCATTAGAAGATTTTGGGCCGCTTGGGTTTTTGACAGCACCACAACGAAAGAGCGATATGGAAAAATACCGAATCACCGAACTGGCGCTGGCCAACGGGTTCAAACTCAAGGAGCAGCCGGACGGCTCAATGGAGTTGAATCCCTATGTGTTCGACTTTGCCGCAGCGCTTCTGGCGGAAAAAGACGCCGAAATTGCAGCACTAAAAAAGCGGCTCGCATATTACGACACGCCGGGCGCATGGGTCGGCTGAATAGTCACCACCCCGCGAAATAGTCACCAGTCCGCCTGGTGCTTTTTTTTTGGGCAAATGTGCGGATTACTTGCTTATTTTGAGAATTTCGATATACTATAATCTCTAACAAAGGAGCACTAAATGACAGAGGAAATGACGCCAGCCCACGCATCCATGCAAGCCGACTACCTGTTGGCCGCACGCATTGCCAAAGGCTATTTACCTGATTCTTGCCCATCCATGACAATGCCACTTTCAGGCTTGCTGTATGCACAAGCTCAAGCCAGAATCGCCGAGATTGAGGAGATGGACAAGCATTTGCCCGAAAACGTCGCCCGGCTTTTGATTGATTACTATTTGTGTGACTGGCTTGGCGTAAAAACTGCGCCGGGCGTGACTCTCGAAAAACAAGGCGAGGGGTCAGGGGTGTCACATTCTTGGGCCTTCTGGATCGAGGAGGATGACACGACAAGCTATCTGCATGAAGATGGCCGCATCGAGTTTCGCGGCACAGTATGGGAGCCGGCGGCACTGCGCGATAAAGCCATGCAAACGCAGGCGGCAATCCAGAAATGAGAGGAGGCCCACGAAAGGGCTTTGGTGGCGAGCAGCCTGGCGCTGGCCGCAAGCCAGACGCCGAGCCGAAAAAGCCGCGCGCGGTGCGGTTATCCGACAGTCAAGCCGCTGCGTTTCAGTCGCTTGGCGGCTCACCCTGGCTGCAAGGGCTGCTGAACCTTGAGATTCAGCGACAACAAAAGGAGAAACTATGAGTGAATTAACCGACGAACAGATTCTGGCCGTATTCCGCACGGCCGCCAATCCTGACAAGAATGTTGCGCTGGAATTTGGACGTGCGCTCATCGCCGCGCATGAGGCGCAGCGTCAAGCCGAGCCGATGTTCGCTGGCTTGATTGCCAAGCACCCCGGTTTGGCAGAAGAACTGGCAACAAGGTATCCGCCAGCGGAAGTATTCGCCATCGTGGTTGATAGAGTGAGTGACGAAGGCCTATCGCTGGCAATACATGACGGCGTGAATTACACATTCAGCGACGGCGATTGTTTCGAGCGCGACGGCGATACATTGGGCGGCTATACCGCAGAATTCTTGACGCATTATCAGCTTGAGCGCCGACTCAGCGCGGCCACGCCAGCACAAGCCGCGCCTGCCGGTCCCGTCAATTCAGATCAGACTGCGCTCTAACCCAATCTTGCAACCCCTTCAGCCGCTCAGCATTGGCGTTCGCAATCCCATAATTCTCGATTACGGTTTGGGCAGCGGTATCAGCGGGGACGGCGGCACCATCAAGGACGCTGGCGGTGTCGGGAATTTCGACATTTTGAGCGGCGGCGTTGTGCAGGCGGCGATAACCGGCAGGCAGAGCGCAATCAGTAGCTTTGACATACACAGGCACCTTTTCGACAAGGGTTTTGGTGACGGTGCGAATCTGCACCTGAACGGCCTCTTGCTTGATCGATATCGGAATCCCGACATCGGCTCGCTTGTCGTCGGCCAGCTTGGCTTGCGCTGCGTATTCAGCCTGCGCTTTGCCGTAGCCGACAGCCTGACGCGACTTGTCCAGCGCCACCAAACCGAACAGTAGCGCGGCGATCAGAGCGCCGTAGAGCGCCCACCGGCCAGGATTTAGCCAAGTCACCGTCCGCCCCGTTTCCACCACAGAGCAATCATGGCGAACCAGATTGGATTCATTTCAGAACCTCCTGCACGGCCATTGCGTAGAACTTTGACCATGTGGCGCGATGCGGTTTACCCGGGCGCCAGCAGCGCAAGGCGTACAGATTCCACGCGGCGGCTTCTTGGCCGATGGCAGGCAGTCGCTGTGCATCCGTGAACAGCAGCAGGCGCGCCACGCCAGCGGCCAGCACGTCATCGAACTCGATGGCCGTCCAAATAGCCCGGGGTTCAAACTCACACGCCCGGGCGGCGCATAACTTCGCCAGCCAGTAACGACTCGCGGGATGGAGCCACACGCCCCACACGCCGCCACGGCTCGCCCGGGTGCCAAGCTCAAATTGGTAAAAACCCCGGGCGGGACCGTTGCCAAGCTGGCGCCGGAACTCGAAGCGGCTTTCCTGCAAGCCGATGGCCAGCATCATCACCCGGGCTTCTTTACTGTCCATAGCAGGCGGCAACAGGGCCAAACCCGGGCCGATGCCAGTTTCAATGATGGTTTTCAGGTTCATGGTGCGCCATTCGGAGCTTGGTCAATAAACTTCCCGCCAAGGCCGGCCATAGCAACGAAGAACGTCACCCAGGCAATCGCCTTGCCCACGGTGTCCGGCAAATCTTGCTTGACCGATTCAGGCAGCGCGGCCCACATGCCCTGCACAGACCCGGCAAAGGTCAGTGCCAAGGTGCTGTAGTGCGTCCATACTTCTTTGGGGTTGCTGATAAATTTCATGGTTGCTCTTTCTGTGGTTGAGTTTTCGCCGCCGACGCCTTGGTTGCAATCCAGCCGACAGCACTGTCTGTAATCGCTGACAGCACGCGCTTGATGCCGTCCTCAATGAATGAGATAAACCCGCCGCGCATCAAACCCGCGCCGAAAATGCAGCCCACCATCACCCACTGGTTCACCGGCCCGCGCGCGCTTTGCCAGATCATCAGCATCAAAAAAGCCACCGCGCCGACAGCCAGCGAGATAAACGCATCGACCGCGCCCTCTTGCAGCACGCGGTAAGTGGGCACAGAACTGCGCAGCGTCATGCCGGTTCGCACGGCCCCGGCCACCAGCGAGATAAACCCGGCAGTTCCGAACGAAGGCCAGTCAATCCGCATCCAAAAGAACACAGCCAGGCTGTCAATTCCCGCCTCAGCTGCAGCGGCATGAACACGAAAAACAGTTCCCATCAGCAAAAAGGCCACATACAGCGGCAGGCCCATCACGCGCGCGCCCGGCCGCATACGTCCTCCCGTTTGCGGGGTTCCGTCTTGTGGGCGCGAATCATGCGGCTGTTGTGCCAGCAAGCGACAAGCAGGCCTGTTCCAATGAGCATCATGGCGCTGCCCCGGTACGATTCGACAATGTGTGCAGCGTCCAGCCTTGCGGCGAAGGCTGAAAGCACGGCAAAGCCAATCCCGCCCATGAACAGGCCTGCACAGCCGATGCCTTCGCACCTTCGGGACCAGCGGCTGTTCGGGGTAAAGGCGAGCGTGACGATCAGCGGAACAATGCACAAGGCAGCGGTGAAAAACCAGCACACGACAATCCAAGGATGCGCGGAAGTCGAAGCGATCTTGTAGGCCCAGCTTGACGGATAACCCCAGGCAAACCGAGCCGGCTCCAGCATTTCGCGCAGCATCCACAACAAGTCGAACACCGCCCACCATCGCAGGCTTGTCACGACCTGACGCAACTCCAACTCGGAGGCGGCATGTGCTTGGCGTTCCTGCTCGATCCCCTTGCGCTCTTGGTCGTGGGCCAGCCGTTCGGACAAAACTGTCTCATTGCACTGGCGTAGCTTTTCTGAAAGGGTTGCGGGGGGCGTCGTCGTGTCGCCCTCTATGGCTTCTTTTTCGATGCTCATGCCAAGGCCTCCAATGCCTCTGTGAAAGTGATGCCAAGGCGGTATTGCGTCAGCATGTGGGCAGCAGCGGCATGTGTGATGCCATCCAGCGCGATTTGAACGCGGTAGGCCCTGATCTCAGCGGCAAGGCGAAACTTCTTAGACAGCAGGTAGCGAACCATCCACCAGGGAGTGATCCATGCCTGCTCGCGGTAATGCACCAACTCATGCTCGATGAGTGCGTTATCGTGGCGGCACTCTGGCCGCACCAGGATCAGCGGCCACACAGTCATGGCCGCAAAGCCACGCGGGATGAAGCGGGTCGAGATAATCACTTTATGCACGAACCCAGAAATTAAGCGGCACATCCGCGCCTGCCTTGGCCGCATTGCCTGACAGCGTGATAGTTTTTGCAGTCGTGTCGGCGGCCGTCACCGTGACGCCCACGCCAAAGTATTTGATGAGCCAGTCGTGCTGCCAGAGGTAGTCGCCCACCGCAATGTCCGTGGCGGCAAAATTGGCAAAGCCATCTCCGCGCCCGATGGCAGTAATGATCGGGCTGCCTGCCGTGATCGTGCCGAACAGCGGGTACGTGGTGCCGTAGGTGCGCGAATTGAGTACGTACCAGCTTCCCACGCTGGCGCTGATGGCCGTGCGGATGACGTTGCCCGCCCCGTCTGGATTGCTGTAGTTGTTCAGTGCCGTGACATTGGCAACCAGGGCTGTGTTGCCCGTGACCAAAAACAAGGTGCCGGTTTGGTCGTCCTGCACCACATCACCGGCCCGGATGCCGTAACGGAAGTTCACAGAACTGGTGGTGAAGTCCAAAGTTCCCACCAGGCCCGTAAGCGAAAGAATCCCGCCGGTTTTGCCCACGGAGACAATGTTGCGCGGCGCAGCAATGGGCAGTGCCGCCGCAGCGCTTTCGCTTTGCCTGACCGTTTGCGCAATGCGTGTCAAAGGGGTTGCGCGCCCTTTTGAGGTGCCCGCAGCAAAAGACACTGTATCTGTGCCGATGTAGTGCCGGATAGCGGGTGAGACGTCTTTAATAATAGCGACACCCACCGGCATCACGCCTGCGCTGGCATGCTGTGCCAGCAGCCGTGCAGCCGAAGGCGATGAATACATGTCAGAGGCCGTAAATGCCGTATTGGTAATCGTGGGCGGCTGCGTGGACGGCCCCATCGACACGATGCTCGGATTTCTCAGCATGCCCCCCGAAAACTGGATTTCGCCACCCGACACGATGTTGGCAGGCACGCCGCGAATCGCAACGGTCCCACTATCGAGCGAGAAATCGCAGGAGTTCATCGCAATCGGGTACGCCACGCCCGGCGTGACCAGATCACCCAGACGCCACACCAGCTCGCCGTAGCAGCCATCGAACACCATCGGGCCGCAGGTTCCCCGGTTCACGTCCAGAATGCGAATGACGCGCTCGATGGTAGAGCCAGAAATCACCCCGCCGAATTTTCCTACTTGCCGCCCGTGCGTCCGATTAGTAAAAGCTGTATGAACATCGCAGATTGTGCTGTTGATGACGTTGACCTGGCGCGACTGTGAATTGCCCGCGCTGATGCCGTACGCGCAGCGGTTGAAAATGGAGTCGGTGACAGAGACAAAATCCCCGTTGCTGTCGCTGTCCCCCGGCTGAATGGCCAGCGCCACCACAAAGCCCTGAACCGCCACATTGTCAATCAAGGTGACATCGGAGAAATTCTTTCCGTATTGCGCAACAGCGCCCAGCGAGGCAGGGTAAGTGACTGCCGGGTAAGCGGTGCCAGGCTTGACGCCAGAATAGGGGTCAACGGCAATCCCGGCATACGGCGCGTAACGGCTGTTGGCGGTGGCGTGCAGCGTGGAGTCAATCCAGGATGCAAGCGCCGTGTCATCCGAGGTCGGCGAACTGCCGCCAAAGCCGTTGCCTGCAAGAAAGTCATGGTTCTTGCCGAGCAGCGAAAAGTCCGCCAGCTTGACCCGCCTGCCGCCTTGCACGGCGATGGCCGGGCGGTCAGAAAACTGCGGCAGGAAAACAGTGCCGCCAAAAGACGAACTGCCGCGATACGAGCTACCCGAGCCGATCAGCGCCAGTTGCCGGAACGTGTCGCCAAACCCCACGGACAGCACATCTTCCAGGCTGTAGAGGCCGTGCTGAATATGCAATTTCCCCGATTTGGCTTCATACATGCAGGCGTAAATGCCTTTTTGCAAATCGGGCTGGGCGTTGTAGGTGCTGGTGTAGCCCTTGATGGCTGAAATCTTGGTTTTGTCGATGAATCGGTCAGAAGAAATCGGCAAGCCGCCCAGCATGTCGGACACGGTTTTAAGGTAAGGCGCGCTGAACCCGGCTGTGAGTGGGTCATCGTGACCGACTTGAAGCGAGCCGCCCAGCGATGCCAAATCTTCTTTGGTCGCGCCCTGATGCACCGCCACCTTACCCGCCGCCAGATCAGCGGCGACAGACGTTGATGTGTGCGCGATGACCGCGACATAGGCAATCCCGGCTGAGACGTAAACATCCTTGAGCGCGTAAGCGGTGGCGCCTGCAAAAGCGCCGCGCGCATTGAATGCCGTCAGGGTATTTATCGCTTCCGCCACCAGTGGGTCTTCCGGCAAATACCATCCTGTGCCGCTAAAAACTTTTTTCCGCGACAGCGGTGAATTGAAATACTCATCGCCCGCCACATTGACACTGCCATCGATGCGCGTGGATGGGTCCGCTGCAAGCGCCCCACGGTATTTGTGATTGATCGCGGTTTGCGCGGCCAGGGCAGCGGCGGCGCTGTCGGAGGCTTGTTCAGCGTCGCCAACGATAGACAGCGCACTGGCCGCCGCGTCTTGCGCGTGAACCAGCGCATCCGCGACTGCAGCCACCGCACCAGACTCGGCATCTTCTGCGTTGTCGGCAGACGCTTGAGCGGCCAGCAAAACATCCTCGACACTGACGTCTGCAAGGGTCAGGATGATCCATGCTCTGCCGTTCCATTTCCACGACTTTGCGCCGTAGTTGTAAATTTGGTTCAGGGTAGGATTGGAGGGGAAATTAAGCATGAGAGAAAAATCCTGTTGAGGGCGCCGGGCTTAAAAGCCGCTGGCGCTGGCGACGCTGAAAGAAAAAGCGCCATCGGTCGGCGTGAACGACGAGTTCACCAGCGTCACATCGAAAGTCGTGGGGGTCTGCTTGATGACAGAGCGAACCAGCGCCGTTCCGCTCGCATCGTTGGACACGGCGCTTGCGGTGTAAAACAGCGTTGAAATGCCGAACACCCCGGAAGCTGCGGTGATGCGGTAAATGCCAGCAGACAGCCGGGATGATGTGACGAACCGAGGCCCAGTAAGCATGGCGCCCGCCGCGTTGACGGAGCCCGCCACCGTTTGGCCGACATCGAACGGGACGACCAGTGACGAGGTTTCGTTGTATGTGTTCCCGCCGCCATCGATGAACCGCACGGCGCTGGGCGTGCCGTTGAAGAACGCCCGCGATGCACTCACTGGGTAAGATGCCAGCGACAGGAATTTATTACCCTGCAAAATGACATTGACCAGCCCGCCGCCAGAGCTTGTGGCATTGATGCAATTGACGGTATAGCCCGCACCCGAGGCGCGGTTGAACAGGCAACCCCGGACCATCACGGTCAGTGTGTCGGTCGTGGTGTTGTCAATCAGGATGTCGCCGCCGCCTTTGTTGTTTTCAAAGTAGCAACTGTCAACCACCAGCGGGCCGGAATAGTTGGCCGTGCCCAGGTTGAGCACCAGGCCGCCCGTGGTCAAATCGCCTTGCGTGCCATTGCTTTCGAAAGTGCAATCCCGAAACGAATTCACCGAGCCGGTGACGACCCCTAGCACCGCTGCCAGCCGGTTGCCAGTGAAAGTGCAACGATCAAAACTGACCGCATTGATGCCGCCCAATACCCCACTGGATGTCAACTTGGCGCCGTAGTCGCCATAGTTGAAATAAGAATTAAGCACTTTGCCGGTGAAGCAACTCTGCAACTCCAGGCCGCAAGCCATGTACTGCACCGAAATGTCTTCCAAGCTCCAGTAGGCTTTGTTTTGGATATAAATTCCGCTGTTGGACTTGGCAAAAGCGTAGTCCTGCACCGTCAAACCCTTGATCGTGTCCAGTCCGTGAATGCCTTGCCCGGCCCCTTCGTTGTCCGCGCCGAACAAGTTCAGGGCAAAGCCCGTGCCCGCAAAGTTGAGGATTGACCCGCTCATGTGGCCCGTGATGCTCAGTCGCGCCGAGGGCGCCCCTGGTGCGGGCATGGCCGTTCGGTAGTCACTGATAAGGCCGGCGACGTGTCGAAACTCGCCGGAAGGAAAAGTGCCGGACCCGCGCGAGAGCACGGTCTGCAATGCCGGGCCATCGTCCGCAGTACGGTCCCCTTTGGCGCCCGCTTGGCGAATGCTCATCGCCGTTGAAGATGCCAACTTCCAGCGCCCCCCGTCCGCCGCCACGATGACGGATGCACCGTTATCGAGTGTCGTCGTGTCTGCTGCGTCATAGGCGTACTGACCGCCGCCCCCATCACCGGGCGCGTAATACCCAGCGACAAACGCCTGCTTGCTGGGACTGGTCTTGAGCAGGGTACGCAGACCCGTGATGGATGGCACTGTTTGGCCGCCGCCGCCGATAAGCGCCGCGCCATTGCTGGCCACCAGGTCGGCGCGCAGTTCGGTTGCAAGCGACGAGCCGTCCACCGACGAGCCGAACATCTCGACCCATTGGAAACCGTCTGCATCGCCCAGCCACACGAACTCCCGTCCCGTGACCAGATCAATCCACCGGCGATTGGGGGTAGGAAATGGCGGTGGCGTGGCCGATGTGAAGGGCACCGTAATCAAGGCTGCCGCTTCTGAATCTGCAGCTGCGTCCGCGCTGGCCGCTGCCTCACCCGCTGCCGTGGTGGCAATCAGCGCCTGGCCGGTGACGTTAAACAGTTGGTCGTTGTAATTGTCATTCGAGACAGTCACCCCGCCCGCCGCATCGAACACCAGGGCTTTCTTGGCCCGAACAGAGGCTTTTGGCAGCACCACGGACGCATTGCCATCCGAAGGTGGCAGCTTGATGCTGCGATTGGTCAGCGCGAACAAGTCCTGTTTGGCCATCCACAGCCGGTCAAAGTCGGCATTGACGGTCTTGGCGTTGAAGTCGCCCGAGTATTGGTAGCTCGTTTCACGCTTCAAGGCCACGGCGCGAACGAAAAGGATGGCCGCGCCATCGGGAGGCGCAACAGCAAAGGTGATGGTCCCGCCTGCAGGGTTCCCCAATCCCGTCAGCGCATAATCGCTGTTGATGAATCGGTCAACGCCATTCACCGTCACCCCCAGGTCAGCCGCCAGCGTCAAAAGGAACTGGTAGGCAAAGGACGTGGTGACGCCGTTGCCGGTATGCTGGGTGATTGGCTCTTGCGCGGGGACTGACATGGGCTACTCCGTGATGACTTCGTACGTTCCCGCTTGGGGCCTCCAATTGTTCGCGGGAGTGCCAGCCAAAATCCCGGACGCTTCGCCCACCTTGCCAATGCGGATAGGGGTTTCAGCCACAGCGCCCGCGCCTGAGTCGATGTAGTCGTCGTGCTGATTCTTTGTGGCCGGGTTGAAGTCCTTCATCTGGTCCCACACCGGGCCATTGATGACAGAGGTGTGCGCCCACAGAAACCTGCTCGACATGGGCGCTTCAAAGGCATCAAGAATCCGCTTTTGCTTGTTTTCAACAGCATGGTCCTCCACCACCGCACACCGCACGGCAGGCTGTGGCCGGCCAGGGATGCCCTGGCCCGCCATGTGACGCCGCAGAATCGCCGGCACAAACCCGCCAATCCCGTTCGTTTCCACGGTCACGCGCGGCAGGTGGTTTTCAATCACCAACGCCCGGACCCGCTGGCATTGTTCGTCAATGTCGCCGGTCAACCCTTCGGCAAACTGCCAGTAGAGCTGCCCGCGCGCATCCGTGAACACCGCAGAAAAGGCTGATGCGTCGGTGTTGACCTTGCCTAAAGCACAGTCCCACCGCGCCGCCGCGCCGACCAGACGCACCTTGCCCAGCATGAGCATGGTTTCCTTGTTCGCCGTGTCCAGCCGTGGCTTGACGTCATAAGGAATCATCCGAGATGGGTCGAGCCGCAACTGGTGAACCGGCTTGCTGTGCAATTGGTATTGGCTATCCCATTCGTTCAGCGTGCGGGTTTTCTTGCGCCGCGTCTCTAACTCCTGCCGGTCAAAGCGTTCTGGCCAAGCGCAACCCCCATAACAATCCACCACTCCGGCAGGCGCAGAGGCGAAAATCAATCGCGTGCCTTCGAGCTTGTAGTCGGCCCCGGCCACCAGCAGGCGGGTATTTTTGCCAATGCCAAAGAATACGAACTCAGGCGCAAAGGGCAGGTCGTAGGCCGCTTTCTTGGCGTCCTCGATTCGGTGCTCTTGCGCGAACATGCGAATGGTCAGGCAGTCCGCGCCCAGCCTTTCCATTTCGTCATAGATGCTGTCATGCGTGTGAGGCGTGCCGATGTAGAGGGTTCGACCACCGGGCACCAGAATGTGTGTCTGTTCTCCCAATCGGTAGCGCAGCTTTTCGCGGGCTTCGGGCGTGCCGATGTTCCTTGGAACTTCTGGATCGTCGTTCTGGCACTCGTCAGCGCGCGCACTGGTCACGTTCGACAAGATGCCTTTGGCGTACATCGAGGCATTGCGCGAATCATTGTCTTGCGCGCCCTCTACCCACCACGATTCCACCGTGCCTTGGCCGCCCGGCATCAAGCCAACAGTCAAAGGATGATGGCGCAGAATGTTTTGCGTGTCGCGGCTGGTCTTGTATGCGGTCCCGTCAGACTCCGACTGGTGCAGGATTCGGTAATATGGATTTTGGTAGTAGCGCCAGGCGTTGTAAATCGCCAGCAGGGTTGACTTGCCGAAGCCCCGGAAGCACCGCAGCACCGCCAGGTTGCCCCGCCGCTCCAGCCAGTAGCAGGCCTTGACGTGAACGTCCGGCACCTGCCAGCGCATCCTGTCAGCCCAAATCAGGAAGAAAGCCAGCAGCGACGCTTTTTTATCCACCGCTTGACGCTTTCGCAATCACCCGCTCTACCGCAGCACTCGCGCGCCGTTCAGCGTCACCTATCTTGCGGTCCAGGTCCGACTCGCGTTCGGCCTCTTTTGGGTCTGTCGCAGGCGCTCTACCCTCGTGGTAAGTCGCCAAATCCATCGTGTAGCGCAGCACGCCGCCCGTGGACATGGCGTTTTTCTTGGCCCACACCCGGTCGCCGCGTGTCTCCCGGCTCCACTCCGACATGGTTTCGTTCGACCCCGGCCATTCGTCCGGCTCTGCCTCCATGAGGAAGGCGTCGGCCAGCCGTTCGGTGAGGTCATTGAGTCGCGCTATCTGGTCTGGCCGCATTGCTGTCCTTCGGGTTGGGTGTCTGCTGTGCAGAATCCCTTAAACCGTGGAAACAATCCCGGACAAAACACAAGCGCAAACGACAAACCCGCCGAAGCGGGTTACAGGGGAAGCGTGGCCGGGCGTTACAGTCTCAAGACGCGAACTGGAGTCGCATTCCTGGTTCTGGCATAGTTAACGCCTAAATCATTTACTTGCCAAGGCGCTCATGAGAATCATTGTTGTTGTCGCGCTTGTAACGGCGCTCTCAGGATGCGCCACAGGCAACCCTGTCCGCATCGAAGGCGTCCGAATAACCTCTCCTGAATCCGTCATTGCCTGCTCATATATCGACACCGTGTATGGGACTTCATCATGGTATGGAGTTTTTGCAGAGAAAGGCATTGAAAATGCCCGCTTGTCAGCCTTCGACAAAGCACAAAAACTCGGCGGCACGAATCTCGTATGGGAGCCGACTTCACAAGGCTACGGATCGTCCCAGGTGTCAGGCCGGGTTTACCGTTGTCCGTCTTAATCCCGTGAGGGCGGCCCAAACAGCACCGATTGCGGACCCGCATCATCCTTCCCTTCATCCCAGGCTTTCCAGCCCTTATAAGAGCGAAGCGACTGCACCACCGGAATTCCCAGCGCCGACCCCATGAGGCTGACCAAAGCCAGGACAGCCGGCTCATCCGCTTCGCCCTGCCCAACTTGGGCGCCTGCCTTGCCAATGTCGCCCACGATACGACCAACGGGCGGACCGGAATAATCAAACCCCGATATCGCGCTTGAGAACTCACGCAAGCCCACCACCATGCCCAGCAGGTAACCTGCCTGCCACTGTGCGACACGCTTGAGCCAGTCTTCCGGCTCGTCGCCGCCCCCGCCCTTGATAGCGTGCATCAACAGACTGGGCAGGATGGCAGGAATTAGCACAAGCAGACTCATATCCCCTAACCACCCAGCCACCGCGCGAGGGTTTTTGAAGTTCGTCGCTGCCGTGGCCTCTGCCGTCAGGTTCAGCGTGACGGAAAAATAACTGTAGAACTGCGTCAGCATGGGATGCTTGCGCTGCACTTCTGCCAAGTCCTTTGCCTGCCCGCCGCCCTGGGATTCGAGCACCATTCGATCCGCCATGGCAACCGCTGATGCTTCAAGCTCTGCCAGTGCAGCATCATCCAGCTTCGTGTCTCCCGCTGCAGCAATCCCGGCATCCATTGATTTTTCGTACTGCCCCAGCCAGGTTGGTACATCGGCCACCATTTGCATTTTCTGCATGACGGCAAACAACCCGGCATCGACCGCCATCATGGTTTGGCTTTTCCCGCCCACCGGCCCGCGAATCTCGCGCAACTCTTTGTTGAACGTCTTGGCGCGCAGGCGCATGAAGTCGGATTTTCCCGTGATAAATGTCAAGGTGTTTTCCATGCGCAGAGCATCGCCCGCCCACCGCGCGGCACCGCGCATAACATGCTTTGCCCCAATGCGATACATGGATTGAGTCAAGCCGAACGGCTGCAGGAAAGCCGTAGTCAATGAAGCCCCCATGGTGGCGCGCGTGACATTCGAGCGCAGCATCAGCATGGCCTTGTCGATATCAGTCTGTGCAGCCAGTTCACCCCCGGCAATGCCCATCACGCTTTCTCGCATGGCCTTAAGCACCTTGGGGCCATAGTGCGCGCGGATAGCATCCACAATCCGCTCGTCGCCCAGCATCCGGTTGGTGTCAATCAGCCACTCATGCCAAGCCAGATCATGCGTAACCTGCGTAACGTGCTGGGTGATGACGTCCAGGTCTTTGCGAACGGCTCGTTTCACTTCTTGCGCGCGCTCCTTTGTGTGACCTCTACGGGTTGTCGCCCGAGTGATAGCGCCCTGCATCATCTCCTTTGCCTCCTGCGCTGCCTCTTGTTGACTGGCGCGATCCGATCTGTCCGTGTCGTACTTGATAGGGTAGTACCCGCCACGCATGGGCACTGCCGCCCCATTGGACGCCGTGGCAGTCCAGGGCATTGCCTCCACCTTTTCAGGCGCGCTGCCAGTCAGGCGCATTTCCTTGTCGGCAATCTCAGGCCAATAAGAGTCCAGGTGCTCATGTACACCATTAACGAAGGCTAATTCTTCCTCGCTCAATGTGGCAAGCACGGCCCTAACCTGGCCTTCCGTCCAGTTGTCGCCTGCCATCACGCGCTGACGATTGTCTGCATTGCCCCAGTTCAAGGCAATGGAAAGGCGAGCGCCGCGCGTCAGGCTGGCGTTGATTTCCTTGATGAACACCTTGGAGCGCCAGCCGGCCACACCGCCCCGAAGTTTAAGCATGGGCGCATACAGGGCATCCAACGCCACCGTCGCCTTTTCCACCATCACATCTTCCATGGTCCCGCGCTCATTCATGGCTCGACCGATGAATTGATACATTGGGCCGTCATCGCGGTTGCCATCCATTTGCCGCAGAAGGCTCGACAACTTTCTATGCGAAGCAGCCAAGCCCTCAAACAACTCCCTGATTTTGGATGGCCCCTCGAGCTCCACTGGACGCGCCTTGCCGCCGTTTTCGATGATCGACACTGACATTTCGGTAGCGATTGCATCGAATTCCCGTTTATCACGCGCCAGCATCAGCCGATTTTTCAGGCGCCCCATGTGCTCGATCTGGGCAATGGCATCGCTCAGGCCGCGCAATTCTTCCATGCTGACATTTTTGTAGCTGGTCAATCCCGCTGCGTCAATCAGCGATTGCGGGATGTTTGGCACAATTCCAAGCTTTTCCTGATCTGCCAACCAATCGGACAAACTGGCGCGCTTGTCAATCGCCTTGAGGCTTTGCCCGGTCCGCAGATCAAACCGCTCCAGCAATTGGTCAATTTGCGCCAGATACCCCGAATCCAGGCTTTTCCGTGTACCGGGCTTGTCGAATCTTCCCAGTCGCTTGACGATCCGGAGGGCTTCGTCTTGCGCCGCCATGGCAGCCTTTGCGGCGTGGGCATTAATCAACTGATTGCGCTTTTGCACAGCCGCTGCCTGCAAGTCACCAGCCTTCATGGCTTTCGATGCAGCTTGCCCTGCTTTCCTTTCAGCCGCCAAGTATTCGCCCGGGCGCAAATCACGAACCCGTGTCCGCGCCACCATGGCGCTAGCGAACTGGCGCACCGCGCTATCCAAAAGTTTAGGCGACCCAGTAGCCTTAAGCAACGCGTTGGCTTCTGTCGCCACGAATCGCAGCCGCGCCTCGTTGTGAATCGCTTCTTCCGCCGCCCGCTCAATGCCTGCCGGCGTCGCCAAGTCGCCATAGTTCTCAAGCATCCGCTGATCGGTTAGGCGAGATATCAGGTCTTTGGGGTCTTCTGCTGTGGCCAGTCGCTGCACCAACTCGTCGCCCGACTCCATGCCGAACATTTGCGCCACCACCTCAGGTGATAAGCCCGTCTCGTCGCTTGTCATCCTTAGCTTGGACAACGTGCGCCACACGGCATCATCTTCCGTGCCGTACTGGTCGCGCAGGTCTTGCGTGCGCAGTTTGCCCGCACCCAACAGAGGCAACTCAGGAATTACCAACGGTGCATCGCCCATGGCAGCCCGTATATCACGGGTCACAGAGTAGCGATCTATGCCGCCGCGCTGATCGTCGAACAAGGCCTCAAACTGCTCCAGGTTGGTCTGGCCGTTCGCGCCTTCGATGATGTAGCCTTCTTCGACCAGGCGCTCAGCCATCGCATCAAGCGACAGCCCGCCCGTCTTGCGAAGCACGGGCACGCCGAACAGGCCAGACTTGATCCTGTCGCGCTCATCTACACCCCATTGATCCTTTGCTGCCGCACTGTCAATGCCTCCCATCTTGGCGATTGCCTCAAACAGGTTATCCACCTCGGGGTTGACTGTTTTGCTTGCGCCCTTCGGTCCCGATCCTTCCACCCTATCGCCGCCGCGCGCTGTAAGAAAAGTCCACACCCGGTAAACATCTTCACTCATCACCTCTGAGCGGATCTGCATCATCACATCACGCCGCGCCGCATCGTGCTTTTTCTGCATCGCTTTAAGGGCTCGACTTTTGGCGTTTTGCGCCCACTGCAAATCCTTGAGGCTGCGGGATTGCAACTCTGAAACGCTTTGCTCTGTCGCGCCGCCGGCCTGCAATTGGTAGATGTGCCATTCGTCATCCGTCATGCTTGGCGGCTTGGTGGCAAACATTGCCTCGTAGCCCCTCACATCTTCTGCAATCCGGATCTGTTCATCGGTGGCAATCATTCGATCCATGACACCGCGCACCTCGTCACTCAATTCGACGTTGAGCGACTTGATGCTTTTGTAAACATCCACCAACCATGCACGAAAGCGGCTGAAAACCGACTGAATCGCCGGGTTTGGTGCTTTGCCTTCCATAAGGTAGGCTTCAAAGCCGCGCGCAAATTGCTCGTGGTAGCTGCGCTTTTCGTCCAGGCTCATGTTGTGCCATTCCGCCTGATCCCTGACGCCCACCCAATTCAAAAAGGTGTTGAAGTCCGCACCTATTTCCGGCGATTGCACGGCCAGGTCCGCCATCACTTCCAAAAAGAAATGCCCGCTTTCATGCAGGAAGCTCGTTAAATCTGCGGCCTTGAACAGTGCAATGGTGTTGGTTGACGGATTAAAGCTGCCGCGCGCGCCCTTGCCTTGATTTAGTTGCGGCCCAGAAACAATCTCGAATGCCGGCTCAGTCGCACCCTTGCCATAGACCGCGCCATCTTCAAGCGTGCCGCCCTCCAAGCGCCGAACATCATAGCCGCGCCGCCTGAGCGCCTCATACACATTCACCGCATCGGCCTCGACCGTGGAATCACTAAAAACCTTGTTGCCATCGGCCAGGGCTTTGTCGATCAGCGCCATGTATAGGCTCAAACCCTCACCTTTCCCGCGACTGTCTGCATTCACCTGTGCAGTGCTGATGCGTAGCGCACCGTTACGGACATGCCCGCCAACCAAGCCTGAATCAGATTTTGAAGACACGAAGTCGCTTCCCGCCTTTTGCTCGACCATCACGCCGCCTTGCTCGTACCCGCCCGTGCCTTGCGCAACCACCTTTGGGTTGTAGCGTTCAAACAACTGCTCAGGCGTCATACCCACGCGCGAACTCTGCACGGCAAAGAATGCTTTCCACAATGCCGCATAGGGCTTGTTCACATCATCAGTGAATCGGTTTGCTTGTTTCAGTTGGGCCAGTACGCGCTGCTCGACCACATCGGCAGATTGACGCACGGAATCGTCTTGCTGGCCACCAAGAACACTGTCCACTAGCGATTGTGTTTCGGCGCCGCGCCCGTCCTGCATGTAGGCAGACGCACTGGATTGACTGAAACCGCCTGGCTCTGTTTTGAGATGAGGAATCAGCGACTGCTCAAACTCCGATCCAGGCAGGCGCGTCATGAGTTCAGCCGTTGGAATCGCAATGTCTTGCCCTGTGGCAATCGCATCCTGCAGGGCCTGTGCCAGCTCAGGCGTAGCACTCAGGCTGGGGGCCAACTCAGACAGCCGGGCCATATCAATACCTGCCGCCTGCAGTTCTGCCGGGTCAACGTAAACGCGCTCCATCGGGCCATCCTCGACGGCGCTTTGCATGAACCCTTCAAATGTCTCTGCGTCGCGTTCGCGCACCTTGTTGGCTGCCGAGAATGTCGCCAACTCCTGCAAGACCGCCGCGACGTTTTCGGCTTGTTGTGCCTTGCGCTCAGTGCCATTGACTTTATCAAGAGCACCCTGAATGCCGTTCATCAGCGTGATGTTGCCGCCTGCACCGATCAATGTCGCAATGGCTGTTTGCGCTGCCGCCTCAGGCCGAGCCGCCAGGTAGTCGCCAAAGGTCTTGCCTTGATTACTTCCTGTGACCGCCCAATCATTCAGGTCTTGCAGCGCAGTCGCCACCTGTTCACCTTTGTTTTCGGACCAAGCGTTTTTCAGGATCGACGTGAACAGTGGCGTACCTGCCTTCATTTCCTTCACCAGCCCACGCAGCGGCCCCAGTTCGGTCCCTGCCTCAATCACGCCATCGCTGACGCCGTGGATCATGGCTTGCCATTGCGGGACGCCAGCGGCTATGTCTTTTTGGTAGCTGTTGCCGCCCGACATCGACGCCATGCCAGTCAATGCCGCCGCCTGTCCACCCGGAAGAAACGCGGCCAGCATCATCGGGGCATTTTGCGCGAGTGACTGCACGCCACTAGAGACAGCCCCACCCAACCAGGTTGAGGACGTGCCGGCTGATTTCTTGGCAAGCGCCGCCTCACGGCCCGCAATCTCCATGAACCCTTCACTCAGCCTGTCCAATGGGTTGCCGCCAATGCTGGGGAATTCGTTCATAAACCCCAGCGGCCACCCTACGGTGCGGGCAGTAGCCCCAAGCGCGCCAGCCGCACCGGACTGCGCACCATGGTAAGCCGCTGCAATGTCGCCGCCAAGCGTAGATTTTTTGCCGGGATAGCTGACGACATACTTCGCCGCTTCACCCGCCGCACTAACGAGACTCTCTAGCTTCGTCAATCCTTCCACGTCATCATGCGCAATCGCCGCATTGTCAGGGTTCGACAGAAAGCCCGCTGTCAGTGGATTCATGCGCGCCAGGGAGCTTGTATTGAACCCGGCCAGCTTTTCCTGTTGACGCGACCAGTCCGGCATGGCTTGCGCGGTATCGACCGGAACCCCGAGTGTGGCCGCCGTCTTGCGCCACTGCGCTACTTCGTCCGGGTTCTTGCCGACCGCCTCCTGCAGTGATGCGCGCAGGGTGGTATCAGGCGAGGGGCCAGACAGGTAACGGGCTACGGCGGCATTGGCGTCGAATTCTTGAGGCATCAAAAGCGTCCTGTCCTTGGATCGTTGTTGGCTTTGCTGGCCCAGTAGGCGCCCAGCAGGTCGGCGTCGGTCGGTTTGGAATTGCCCGTCGCCTTGAAGGCATCTTCCAGCTTTTTCTTGTCGGAATCCGGGATGTCGCCCACCCGCATGCTCAGCATGTTCATGCCGGTGGTTCCGGTGTTGAAGCCCATGAAGGTCTTGCGGAACTGAATATTCTGCGCAAACAGCGCGTCAATATGCTGCTGGGTTTGCGCATCATCGAACTTCTTGCCGCTCTGCCGTTGGGCATCGAGCAAAGACGAGTCCACAAACCGCCGCATGGCCCCAATGCGCTGTGCGTCGTTGCTGCCGTCCTTCGGTGTCGGGTCCAGGCCCAGGCCAGTGATGCGCTGGTTCAGCACGCGATTGACCGCGCCGTCATTGAGCGAACCCGGCGCCGCGCTGCTTTTGCCGGACAGTATTTCCGCCCGCTTGGCAGTGAAGTGCTCATAGTCTTTTTGCGACAGACCGGGACGCAGCAGCAGGAATTCCGCATCGCTCATTTTTGCCATGGCTTCGGGATTGGTCGTCAGCCGGAAGTACAGGCGGTCGTCAGTGATGTCGTCGCCTTTGCTCATTTTTTGCCCAAAGCTCATGAGGTTGTCGATTTCCTTTGGCGGTATCTGGTTGCGAATCGCCGCCGGCATTTCCGACATGCGCCCGCCGTTGTCCATAAGCCACTGCATCCCCGTGGACGCGGCCTTTTCTTCACCCTGCTTTTTGCTTTTGATGGCGTCGTCGTACTGGCGGGTCACATCGGCCAGTGCAGTTTGCAGTCGCTGCGGGCTGTCCATGCCCACACGGTCACGCACTTGCTGGTGCAGGGCTTGCAGCGTTGGCAGTTCTGGCGCACCACCGCCGGCTGCATATTTCTTGCTAACGTTGACCACGTAGGCTTGCGTTTCGGCGGGCATCTTGGCAAGCCAGTTCTCTGTACGCTGCTGATTGGCCAGCTTGACTGCCTTGTCCACCGCGCCCGGCCCACCGTAC